CAGGGCGACCAGGTCGGCGCAACTCAAAGCGGCCTCATCCGGGACGGGTCGGACCAGCGGGGCCACCAATTGAGGCTCCTGCACGCTGGGCAGCGGCAGCCCGATGCAATCCCCCATTTTCGACAGGAGCGGGCTGGGGTTGAGGGTATTGCCGATTAGCACCTGGCCGGTCACCTCATCGTTGCCCGCGTCCAGCCACCAGAGGGGTTGGTTATGAATAATCGACTCCTCCATTTTATCCTCAATGGCCTCGCCAATCGTTCGTCTCGCCTCCGGGTTGTCCACGCAACCCACGACCAGGGTCAAGCGGCCATTGGCGCTCCAATCCGGCCGATAATCAGCCAATAAGGCCGCCTCAAACCGGCCCACTATGGGCGTAATTTGCAGCCCAAAGGCCAGATTCAGGCGGGTGGCCAGGACCTGCGCCTTGGGGCGGCCCACATCGGCCGGGCAAAAATATTGGCGGCCAATATTCTTTTCTTCCACCTGGTCGAAATCGACGAAAAGCAGCCTGATTTTTAGCTGCGGATTGCTAACCGCAAACCTGGCCAGGTTGAGGGCGACAAAACTACCGGTGCCCCCACAACCGACCAGGATGATGACGATATTGTCCGGCCGGCCGATTTGAATTTTATGACGTTTTTGGATCATGCTTTCACCTCAAATAAAGCGTTTAAACTTACCCGTTGGTACGTCCCCCACACCCCCACCCGCAGGGCGATCTCCGGACGATCATAAATATGGCCGATCACCCCGTAGAAGCGGCAACCCTGCTCATCCCGGTCATCGGTGGCGCTGAAAAAGGCCCCCATATTGTGATGGCTGTGCAGGTCCAGGATGATTGAGCGATCATCGCCCCCCTGGTAACAGACCCGGCCCGGCGTGGCCAGTTGGCGCGGCAGACTGACCCGCCAGCGCGACCCCAGATAATGGAAGTGGTACATTTGCTCTACAACGACCCGCCGGGCGTGAGCCAGGACTTCATTAAGCCGTTCGATGGGGATTTTGGCTGTTAATAGGTGTGGCTGGTCGTCAAAATCCGGCAGACCGGCCACCCGGCAACGGACCAGTGGGGCAACCGCCCTAAAGTCAGGGGGACGCGCCCACTTGTAAAGGCCATTGCCGGCCAACACGTAGGCGTAATATTTCGGCTGCGGCAATGGTTGCCCCCGATAGATGTGATACTCAATTGGATCAGGCAACATCGTCCACCTCGCAGACAGGGCAGCGATCATAGCTGATATGGACCTCCGCCTCGCACTCCGGGCATAGCCAATAGAAATCTACCCGGTGTTTTTCGGCGGCGTCTGCCATCTCCAGTTCGAATAGCGCCCCCTGCCCCGCCTTTTGGCCAACACGGGATTTGGGCGCAAATGGTCTCAGGAAACCCCGTTGGGCGACGCCACTAAAGAGGGGCAAATCTTCCCCGTTAGGAAACATACAAGCCTGAATATATTTCACCCAATCACCCCCTGCAGCGTGTGCCCCGCCTCGATCAGATCGCCCAATGGGTAAACCGTCGCCCCCTTGTCCTGGAGAGTTTGCCACATCTCCAGGACATTTTCCGGGTGAGCGGCGCTCTTTTTGTTGGCCAGATGCCGGTTGAAGCCACTCTCAAAAAACATATGCAGCGCCTCCCAAATCGTGGCTGAACTGGCGGCCGGAAACGGGGCGTTACCGCCGCAGATCAGGCCGCCCACGTCCACATTGGGCGACGGGAAGCGGTATAAAATCGTCTCGGCCCCCGGCGGCTGATCCTGAACCGCAAAAATTTTGTAATCCGTCCCCTGGCCCACAAAAACCACGCCGGGCAAGGGAATATGCCAGGTCTTTTTATGGCCGTGGACCGCCACCGGCCAGACCTGCGGCTCGACATAGATCGCCAGCCGTTCAAGCCCATCCTTGCGGCCCCAGCATAAACAGCCGGGGGGCAGCAGCCCGCTATGGGCCGTCAGGCCGTTCAGGGCCTGGGCCAGGTCGGTCGGATCAACCGCAAAAACGGCCTCCGCCTGGGCCGCCTCGCCGAACTTGGTCGCCAGGATCAGATCGTCATACAAGTCCAGGCGCATCCGCAGCCGGGCGTAATTCTCCGGGTCCAGGTCCAGGGTGGGGAAAATCAGGTTAGGGGTGGTATAGCTCGCTCTTGTCTCAGTCATCGTCGTCATCGCCTCCATCACAGCCAATGATGGCCCAGGCCATCTCAATGTAGTTGTTGGAATTTTCGTTCAGCCATTGAACCAGCAGCTCCAACTTTTCAACCACTGGCTTGGCTTGTTGCCAATGCTGCCGCAGTAAATTCAGGTCCTGGTCCCACCTGAACTCGTGAGACCAGGATTCGAATAGATCTTGCGAGGTGTCCAGAATGATATTGCCGGTGTCCCTGGTGGCCACCCCGGCGATCTCCGGCAGCCAGCACAGTGGCTCCGGGAAGTGGCTAAAGTCTTCGCTGCGCAGGCGTTCCCGCAGCTGCTCTTTGCTGATTTCAGCCAGATTATCATATAACTCAATATCCTCCAGATAGTCAACGGTCAGCGGAATATCATCGTGCAGCAGCCCGGCCAGGATGTGCAAGCCGGGGTAATTCTCAAGGTCCCACTCGTTGAGGCCATAGCACCGGACCGGGATGCCGGTCAGATATTCAGCCAATTCAAATTCGTAATCGTCGCCATTCATATACGCTTCCCAAAGGTAGTCCAGTACACCATAGCTGCGATATGTTTTTCGCTCAGTCTCCCAATCAATGTGGAACCAATCCGCCTTTTCGACCAGACCGAAAAAATGAGATTGAATACTGATCCAATCGGTCCTATCAAAGTTGAGATTCGCCCCCTCCTCCGGGAAATGGGTCTCAATCAGTTGGATGGCTTCCGCCTTCCAACCCCACTCGCGCAGTTGGGCGGCAATCACCTCTAATCTGAGCGGCCGGAAGCGCTGCAACACCTGCAGCCGGGGCAACCGGGCCGGCCAGGCTAAAAGCCGTCCGGTGTCGTTCGCGTTGGTATAGCTCGCAGTTGCAAACATCGGGTCACCACCTTTTCAGATTCTCGGCTGATCCGCTCCGCTTCCGGGATAGCCGCTTCAATATCGGCGGCCAGGCGCAATAAATTCTCTGTGCCGCTATCGGCCGCTATCGCCTGTAGCAATTCAACCGCCGCAATTTGCGCCGGCTCAAGGGTCAGCAGGGCCTCGACCACCGGGGCGCTGCCCTTCGTCCCCACTTTTTTGGCGAAAATGACCTTGCGGGGGGTATCCCCCTGGGCCGGGATCACCGTATAGGTGGCCTGGGCCAATTCGCCAAAGTGCTGGCTGTAGTGGGCCTGAATCTCCTCGATGGTATAGGCCCCGCCCTCGTCCTTAAATAGTTCCTCGTTATTGTACTCATACACGGTCGCTGTCATGGTCATTACCTCCAAAATGCTCAATAACAATCGTTTCAATCGCCTGTTGTAGCAGGCCATAGGTTGTTTGTCGCGTCACCAGTTGGCCCGCGGCTCCGGTGGTCAGCATCACCGGGCAGGCGGCCGGCGTGGTGGCGTGTTTGATGGTCAGGCTGATCTGTAGGTCGGCCGGCCGGGCCGGGGCTTGTGGTGTAGCCGGGGGTGGCGGTGGGGGTGGGGCCAATTTTGCCGGTGGAGGGGGCGGCGGGGGTGGGGCCAATTTTGCCGGTGGAGGGGGCGGCGGGGGCAACGGGGACGCCTCGTCAGGGGGCGCTACCGCTTCCCCTCCGGCGTTCAGCCATTGCGGTTCGTCAGCCGCGGTTGATGTTCGCGCGCGAACATCGGGCGGGGGGGGTGGAGGGGGAGCCGCTTCCGGTTGCCGCGCCCCGGCCGCCGCCTCGCGTTCAGCCCGCTCGCGCTTGGCCCGCTCATCCGCCTCCCAGCGCCGCAGTTTGGCCGCCTCTATTTTCCCCTTGATCTTCTCCACCAATTTACGGATTTGATCGCTGGTCAAATCGCCGCCGGCGAGCAACCTTTCCTGAATCGCCGCCGGGGTGGGGCAATCCAGGGGCGAATCCGGGCTAAAATCGGGGCTGTCAGACAGGCTGGCTATAGCCAAATCCGCCGCCGAAATCTCCAGCGCCGGTAATAGCTCCATCCCTTGCCGCTCGCTAATCCGGCCCTGGTCAATGGCCTCAAGGACCCCTGCCGGCAATCTGAGTAAGCGTAATTTGTTGGAGATTGAGCTGCGCCCCATCTGGCGTAGCCTGGCCAGTTGCTCCTGGGTCAGCTGGCGGCTTTCCATCGTCCGCTGCAACGCCCGCGCCTGCTCGACCGGCGATAAATCGGAGCGGTCCTTATTCTCATCCCAGGCGATATCATCCATCGCCTGGTCATCCAGCGCGAGCAGGTTGACCGGGAAATACCCGTACTCCCCATCCCCCTCAGCCAGCTGGCGAAAGGCCCGCAGTCGCCGGTGGCCCTCCGCCAGTTGGATGCGGCCATTAACCCGCCGGCCGGTGGGGACGTGGATCAAGCCCTTTGTGGCCGGCAGGGTGGGCCGCATGGCCGCAATTTTATCCGCCAATTCGACAATGCCCTCATACCGCTGCCGGGGTTGGTAGGGGTTGTCATCAATTTCATCTAGCCGTATGTAGTCCATTATGCCTCCTGAAAAATAACTTGCTTGATTATCCGCTGGCGACGGTATCGCCCGGGCGCGTCGAAAATCAACTCGCTCCGCAAATACCCTCGCCGGCAATATGAATCCAATGTCGCTTTGCTAATGCCCGATTCGCCGGCCACGGCCTTAACCGTAGGTGTTTCCAGCCTCTCGACCGCCGCCTCGATTTTGAGGAGGCGCTCGTATCGACGCTGATCAAAGTCCACCTGGGGCCGGGCCCCGTCGATGGGGCAAACGTCCTCCGGTCTGGCCTCCGGCATATGGACACATTCCCACAGCGGACACGCCAGACAAATATCACGGCCCTGGGGGGCCACGGTATAATAAGTTTTTTCAATATCAGCCATAGTCCGCCCCCTTTATCCGGCCACGCTCCTCGGTCAAGCCGGTGGTTCCCAACCAGGGGTCCCACTTAAATAGGCCGTAGTGGCCAACTGCCCCGGCCACCAGATCGGCCACCCCATCACAAGCCATATTGGCCAACCGCCAGCGCGATCTGAAAGCCCGGCCCCGGCTGGCCGCTTCCGGCGGCTCATGGTAATGGCGGCCGGCAATGGCTTCGTACAGGCTCTGCGCCAGATCTCCGCCGATTGCCACCGCGCCCGGATGGCTGTCCAATAACGGCTGGCGCAGGTGGGGATGGTCAAAAGCGACCTGGACGACCCGATAGCTGGCCGGGTCGATCAGGAGGATGACGTTTTCGGTGTCTATTGTCCGGATATGGGTGGTCGGGCCGGTTGAAAATCTGGTTTGAGCCGTCATTAGAAGTCAACCTCCTCATAATTGGCCGCCCGGCGGCGCTCATCCACGATCCGGGCCACCTGCTTCTCTACCTCGGCCAGGGCCTCCAGCCGCTCGGCCTCGGCGATCAGGCGATGGACCCAGGGGCCATATTTGAAGACGCTGATGAAATGGCCGTAGTTGGTCGCCCGGTAGAGGGTATTTTCCTCAGTGGCCATATTCGAGCCGTCATCAATGCTGACCACCGCGCTATTGGTCCCCGCGCCAAAGGTGGCGCTGATATGGAGCTTTTCAAATCGGGCGTAATAGTTGATGTGGTTGCTATGGTTATAATAGCGTTCTTTGGCCACCGTTCTGACCGCCTGGTCGATGTTTAATTCTCTGGCCCGGTGGATGGCCAGTCTTTGTTGCTCGTCCATTAGGTTGCCCCTTTCGATAGTCTCAATTTCTTTGCCCCGGCCAGAGCGCCGGGGCCTCTTTATATTACTGAGTTAAGCGGCGACTTTGAGGCCGCCATTCATTGCCTTTTCCAGGGTCCGCCAGGCGTTAACCTGGTCTGTGTCATTGCGTAACTTCGTGGCGGTAACGTGGTCGATCTGGCCGTTCCTGATCGCCTCGCTTACGTTGGCCTGAAATAATCGTCGCGCTTCCTCGTTGCTCATGGTCTGCGCGGCGACGGCTACGACCTGGGCCTGGCTCATCGGCGACGCCGGGGGCGCTGGGGGTGTAGCCCGTCGTTGATCGTGATCCGCAAATGTCTGAGTATTGTCGGTCCACATCCGTTGTTCTTCGGAGCTGATCGGGGCCGGGCCGCTGGGCGGCTGTGGGTTCCGGGGCGGAGCCGGGTTGTTGTCCCCGCCGCCGTTGGCCAGCGATTCCCGCCAGGCGCGGGCCTCGTCCCAACCGGCGCTCAGGATATGTTGGTAGAGATAATCCGGGATAGCCAGCTCTCGCAGGATGTCTATTTGCGTCTGGGGATCAAGGTCCCCTATGGCCACATCCCAGTAGGGCGTAGGCGGAGCTATAGTGTAGGGTGTTGCGGCGTCAGGAAAAAAGACACGGCCATTACTGCCTATGACAGCATAGTAAAAATAGTGCGGGCAACGTAACCCGCTCAGTTTGTCGGCCGTGGTCAGGACCTGGCTGCGGAAATCTCGCAGCACATTCTTAAAACCCTGGGCCACCCTCGATTTTACGCTGAGGACAACCGGCGTTAGCCGGGCCGATTGTTCGATTTCGGCGGCGTAGCAAAAATAGAGGGTGCGGCTCCGAAAGCCCTCGTCAAAAAGGGGGGTGGCTGACCATTCGGTATTGTCGCCATTTTCCCGGTAGTAGGATGTATGGCTCTGCACTATGGCCAGATTCATTACCGGTAGCAAGTAGCCAGGTTCTATTACCGTCCCGTTGCGGTGCGGAATTTCCAAAATTTCACCACTGATTAAATTTCTAAACTGGCTCAACGGCAATTCAAAGCCGCCGCTGGCCAGGACGCCGGTCGCGCCGGTATAGCCATTGTTCCATTGGAGGGTGGGGTATTCATAGCTATTTTCAATGTGATCTTCAGGGGCTTGTCGATTCAAGAAATCATTATTGGTCATTGTTTAATCTCCATTATTAACCGCACCCCTGGCCGCTATACCAGGGCGTAGGCGGCCATAGGGTTAAAAAATTGCGTTTAATTCGGTTACGCTGTCTTGCCACGAGTTCGGTAACGGTGGGGCGGTGAGCGCCGCCCGGATCTCCGCCCGGCTCATAGAGAGGAAGCGGCCCAGCAAGCCGGCTTCCCGCGAGATGATGTTGCGCCAGCGACGGAGACGACCCAACATTAAACCACCTCCGCCATAAAATCGTCGGCCAGGCCCTCAGCCCCCCATTCAGCCCAATCCGTTTCTACTTCAGCGGTCTCGGCCTCGCGGCGGAAATTGGCCAAAATCTCATCATCCAGGCGACGCTTGATCTCGGCCGGGCGCAGGCCGTAAGGAAACAGAACCTCTTCATCCTGCCAACGAGCCACCAGGCCAATCCGGCCGGGCGCTATCTGCCAGACCGGGCAATTGGGGACGCCGGGCCAGGTGTAGCTGTAGCTGCTCGTGGTCTCCTCGGTGAAGCCCAGGTCTGTCAGGGTCTGTTCGCGAAACGCGGCCCAGTCGCGGGACCGTGGTTGGCCGGTTCCCCCGTCCTTTTTATTGCCGCGCCGCCGGGGGGCGTTTGTCTTGACTTCCAAGTAATTGGTCATTATAATATCCTTGTCCTTTCGCCCCGTGTGGGGCATAAGCATAAAATGGGGGACCTCGGAACTTTCCACGGCTACGAGGTCCCTCGTCTATTTAGAACACCCTGGTCCAAACTGGTTCAATATCCGCGTTCGGGAAAAGACGCTTCAACAAAGAGCGCCAGGCAACGGCGTCGCTGTATGATACGTTGGCTTTCAGGGGCTGGCCGTCAATGACCAGGGTGACGCCTTCGGCGTCAAAGATTATGGGTTGGTCGTTTTTGGCTCGAATCCATTGTTGGAATGCCGGGTCCAGGGCGGGTATAATGTGGCAGGGCTGGCAATAACCATCATCAGTCAGGCCACCCTCGCAATCGGGACAAATGCCATTATTTATTTTCTCGAAACGATTGATTTTTTGACTGCGGAGTTCCTTGTACCAATTTTGTTGGCATACACAATCTAAATAACCGCAGGCGACGCAAACATAGGGGCGACCGGAGTCGGCTTCGGTCTGGTCTTCGTCGCGCTCGGCGGCCTGTTCGCGTTCAAGATAAATCCGATCTAGTTCTGCTTCTGTTAACATTGTTTTTGCTCCTTAAACTTATTGAAAATTATTGGGCGACGTAGGCTTTTAGCGCGTCCCACGCCTTAAAATGAAAATCACCCGGATCACCACACGGCCGGTTTTTACCGCGTGTGTTCTCAGGGTGATACCACCAGCCCCAGGAATAAGGGGGTCTGGTCAAGTTGCTATTATCTGGCTGAAATTTCCAGCCAATAGAAAAAAGATGCGCTACCGTCGCATGTAGATGATCTGCGGTCGGGTTGATTGTTCTTAATTCTCTGGCTGTCATTTCTGATATGGGCATTTTTAGTTCCTTTAAGTCAATTGTTTAATTACAGTATGGTATTACAACACTGTAAGAGTATTGTATCATAACTCGAAAAAAAATGCAATACCCAATTTTCATATTTGTATTACAATTTTGTAATAAGTTTGGGGAATAAAAAAAGCCCTGGCTAAAACCAGGGCTTATCCAGACCTAAAGGTTTAAAAACCGGTCAGGTTTGTTAGCTCGCTACGCCGCCGCGTATTACTCGTATTTCGGCAACATCTCAAGCGGATCACGGCCGGTTATCCGGCCAAGAGCCGTTTCCCACTCTTCACTACAAAGGGTGTTGTCCATGGCCTCAACGGCCTGGACCAGGGCGCCATCCAGGTCCAGGAGAGCAATAATGTCTACCGCTCCGCTCGCGTCTCGTTTGGGGTTGGCGGCGAAATCGGTCAAGGCCGTAATGGCCTCGGCTAAACGCCCCAGACCGGGCAAGTCCACCCCGGGGGCTGCTTCTGTCTCCGGCGCAGCTTCGGGCGACAGGAGCGCCGCCGCCAGCAGGCCAGTGGCCGCCAAAAAACGACGACGGCTTATTTTGTTGATTAAGTTGGAGAATGTTAAAATAGTTTCAGTCTTCATCAGTACCTCCCGTACTGTTGTGGATTAGAGCCGGTTTGATGGTTTCAACATCAGGCCGGCTCGTTCGTTTAAAGTTGACCGCATTATATACCCGAAGTCAGGACAGGTCAAATTCGCGTCAGATTTTTTTACAACGCTTGCGCCGGCGCACATTGCCCTCCCCCAAACTTATGCTAAAATAAACATAACCCAAAACAAAAAGGCGCCCCACCTTAGTAATAGCTGATTCTGCAACTGTGGGAATAACCCGCGAGGACGACTATTTCTTCGGCGTTCTCCACTCAAAACTCCACGAACTTTGGGCGCTTCGCCAAGGCACATCCCTCGAAGACCGCCCCCGCTACACCCCCACCACCACCTTCGAAACCTTCCCCTTCCCCTGGCCCCCCGGCCAGGAACCAGCCGGCCACCCCCACGTCCAGGCCATCGCCCAGGCCGCCCAGGAGTTGGTCGAAAAACGCGACCGCTGGCTCAACCCGGCCGGGATCAGCCAAAAGGACCTCAACAAACGCACTCTGACCAACCTCTACAACCAGCGCCCCACCTGGCTCGACCTGGCCCACCAAACCCTCGACCGGGCGGTCTTTGACGCCTACGGCTGGCCCCACGATTTGAGCGATGAGGCGATTTTGGAACGACTGCTGGCCTTGAATTTGGAGCGGGCCAAAACCCAACAAACCGGCTAACGCCGCCAGAGGCGACCACTATCATTTCAGGAGCAATTAGTATGGCTGATTTTACCACCTGGTAATAATTTTACATCCCTGTATTGCATTACTGAAAAATATATGGTATTATATCTACAAATCATTATGAAGAAAGGAGGTCTATTGGACATGAGCGGACTGATGGAGCTGATAAAAGTCAGACAAGGTGATGTTTCGAATGAAAAATATGCCAACCTGATTGGACTGACTGGCGTGTCGTTATGGCGATATCACAACGACAAAAGCGAAATCAACCTCGAGGCCATACAAAAACTTGGCGCGTTTTTTGCCAACAACAACGACCCGGAAATGGTAGGCGCATTAGCCGCCTACGCGCTTGGGTTGCCTGTTGATAACACCGCCCTGGGCGCAATAGGCGAAACTGTTCTAAAAACGCTCAAAAATCCAACTCCATCAGTATAATACAATAAAACGCCCTCTTAAAAAAAAGGACGTTTCATTGTAGATGGATCTGGCCTCTAAGCCCTGATCCTATTCAATCCCGTAGCTTGCCGGCGGGGGATTGAGATCATCACACCAAATGGTGAATGATTGATGAAAGGAGAGTTGTAATACCTGGGGTGTTTAAAATAAAAATCCCCGGTTTCGGTAGCCTCGCTGATTGATCTACTGATCCGAAGTCAGCTGCTCTTATCCATTGAGCTACGAGGGCGAACGAAACCGAGGATTTTCTCGGTCATGATTAATCATTATTATAGCCATTTTTACCATATAGTCAATTCCGCACCCCCCACCCCGGGCCAAATGAATAACCCTACTGATTCTCACTAGTAAGCGCCCGCTGCGCCTCGTCTAATCGTTGGCCCAGCCCGCCGGCCTGATAGGCCGCCACCTGTTCCTGATTGCGAAGTTGCAAATACACTTCCGTCATTTTTATGGACCGGTGGCCTAACTGATCTTTAACTTTATGAATCGGAATATTTTGGTCCATCGCCGCCAAAGCGGATGAATGGCGAAGCGCATGGAATTTGCGATGCGGCAGTCCACAATCGCGACAATGCCGCCGCAACATCTGGTTCAGCGCATCGCGGCCCAATGGCTTGCCGATCCCCACCCGCCCCCCATAAGAGACAAACAGTTCGGGCGAGCCGGATCGGGGCCGGATCTGCAACCAGGCCAAAAGCGCGGCGGCTACCTCATCATCAAAGCCGACGAAACGGTCCCGTTTAGATTTTGAGGTTTCTCGCCGGATGAGGGCCTGGCGACCGGGGATATCGACATCGGTCAGCTTCAAGCAAACAATCTCATTCGCCCTGGCGCCGGTCACATAGGCAAAATAGATGATGGCGTAATCGCGTTTCACCCGTTCATCCTTCTTAAAAAGGCTTTTAGCCCGGTTAGCCAAATGACGCAGCAATAGGGCAATTTCCTGATCAGTAAAGGCCGTCGGCGACAGGTCCGGCATCCGGGGGAACATCCCGGCCAGTTTCATCCGCCGCACCGGGTTCTCATCAACGGATAACAGGCCAACCCCTTCGCAATAGTTGAGAAAGGAGCGCAGATGCCGCCAGTAGTTGTGAACCGTGGCCTCGCTGTTGGACAGACTGACCGTTTCCAGCCAGTCCATCACCAGGTCAACCGAGGGTGGCCACGGCTCCGCCTCGGCGTACTGGGCGAATAGACGCAGGACGGAATTGTAGGCGCGGCGGGTGCTGGCCGCTTTGAATCGTTTGGCCCGGTTAAATTGGTCAATGTAGCTTAATAGGTCTGTTTCTGTTTCTTGAATCATACCAAACCAATCGACGAGAGGGGTGATTACCATCTACAACCATCATATCATAAAGAGGTGTTTTTGTGATTACATTCGTCAAACCAATATTGATTTATTTAATCTATGTGGCTGTGGCCATCGCTCTCTGGCATTGGTTGGTGCAACAGCGATGGAAACCGCACGAAGACGCCAGATGGTTGCCCGCCATTTTGTTCGTGTTTCTACCGGGCTTCTACTTCGTCTGGCTGGAAATGCCGAGCCACTGGATTATCATCGTCCAATTTTTTGGTTTTGTCGCCGCCTTTTTAACGAAAAAGGGGCTTGATTTTCAATCTGAGACCAGAATAACATCGTCACTGCGGAGGAAAATCTATGACGAACTCGGAGGATCGTCCCCGCATCCCGGATCATGAGCTGGCCCTGCTGGAAAATAGCATGGCGTTGGTCCTGGACGCTATTCACCACTTACAACGGGCCACTATGTCAACGACCGACCCGGAGACGTTGACCCATATTTACGGGGTGGCCCGCAGTTTAAGCAGACTAAAGAAATTATTGTTGAGCTGGAAACCGCTGCGCACCGGGAACGCCGGCCAGCCGACCCTGACAATGCCCGCCCCATTGGTCAAAGAAGAGGCCATCAAGGAACTTAATGGCTCCCTCGACTTGCTGGAACAGGCGTTTCAGGAGATAAGCGCCTTAAAAACAAAGCTAGAAGCCCAAAGGAGCCTGAACGAATGAAAACAAAATCAATTTATCGTACCTGGGCCAGGGCGGAGGAGGTCCGCCGAAAGACCTTGCGCGCCATACGCCGCCAGGGCCGGCGTGTCCCCATGCTGCGCATCTACCGGGCAGGGACCGGCTGGGCAATCACCAGCCGCCCGCAGCGCCAACGCCAGGCCACCCCCTATCAACGCCGCCCCTGGCGTTGGGAATGGATCAGCGCCAATTGAATGAGTTACGAATTCCAAAATCGTGTCTTGTCTGTCTCCAAAACAAAACAGTCCCAACGGCTGCTAATGCTCACCCTGGCCCTGCATGCCGATAAATATGGCGTGTGTTGGCCCTCAGTCAACACCCTGGCCAAAGAACTCAACGCCGCCGTCAGAAATACCAACGCCCTCATCGCCAGGCTCAAAGACAGTGGCGAGATAATCATCATCGAGGGGGGAGGGCGCGAAATTAGCAACACCTATATTATCACCCTGGGACAATCGGAAACAGATATCGCCCGCATATTAAAAACCCACCCCCGCCTGATCGGGCGTGTAAACCCTGATGATAACATCATAGTATCCAATGACATAAACCCTGATGATAGTGACATAAACCCTGATGATAGTGACATAAACCCTGATGATAACATCATAGTATCCGATGACATAAACCCTGATGATAGTGGCATAAACCCTGATGATAGTGGCATAAACCCTGATGATAGTGGCATAAACCCTGATGATAACATCAGACGAATAGATAGAATATATAGAATCAGTGAATCTAAGAAGAAGACATGTGCGCCTGCGCCTGCGATCACGTTACCCGCTTGCGATCCGGAATTGGGCCGCTGTTATAACATCTATCTCAACAACATGGGAGGCTCGCTGACCGATGTCCTGGTGCAGGATATTCGCACCGTTTATTACAGCCTCGCCCCTCCCGGCGGCGAGAAACAGTCAGACTGGTTTGAGTACGCCATCCTGGAGGCGCAATCGAACCGGAAAAATAGTTGGTCCTATGTCAAAAAGATCGTCACCGCTATTGCAAATAATGGCAGTTTAGAAAAACATAAGGAGATCCGGCAAAATGGATATTCAAACCGCGAATCAGAAACTAATGGCCTTACGCCAGGCGGACGAAATCAAGCGCAATCAACAACGAACGGCCATAGTGGGCCACCCGGCGAATCATACGCCGAGTCCTATAGCCGCGTTAACGACGAAAACATTAGCGCCTATATGCGACGTTACTCCAACTGAGTATGAATGGCGCTGCCCCGATTGCGGCGCCATCGTCGGCCCGGTCGAAGTGGAGGACCATAAGGGTCATATTTTCTACTATCGCCGCCAGTTTTGCCATTGTGCGGCCCAGAGCGCAAAAAAAACCGAGTATGAACGCCAGATGGCCTATCAAGACTGGCGCGATCAGGCCCGGCGCTTGGCCGATCAAGCCGGTCTCAATCAGGGGCTCTATGATAGCTTCCGCTTCACCCGCTGGAATAAGGAACGCCCTCAGTCTAACGCCGGAGAGGTCTTTGACAAGGTCAATCTGTATATCGACCAGGTCCTGAATGATCCTGAGTATCCCCGTCGCTGGCTGTATCTCTACGGCCCCAACGGCAACGGCAAAACCCACCTGGGGGTGGCCGCCCTGCGCAAAATCGCCCTCTCCAAACTGTGGCGGCCCTATATCGTGGTCTGGCCGGAATTATGCCAGGCCACTAAAGAGAGCTGGTCGAGCGATCATGGCCCCTCTGAGGGCCAATTGTGGGGACCGGCCAAGACGGCCCCGATTTTGTTGCTTGATGACCTGGACAAGGTGACCACCTCCGAGTGGTCGATGGAGAAACTTTTGGGAACGATTCATTGCCGGGTAGTGCGCAGGTTGCCCACCATCATCACCGCTAACCGGGCTCTGGATGTACTGAAGAGGCAATGGCAAGGCTCCAAATTGCCCCATGTGCAGGATACCGGCCTGGCCATCCTCTCTCGCATCGCCAACGAATTATGGAGTATGATTCGCTTTTCCGGACCCGATCAAAGGTGGATAGACTGATGCAAAAGGGTGTTGCAATTCGTAAATGTTCGCGCGCGAACATTGCCACGCCGCTCTATTACGCCGCGCTGAAGCTGGTCGAACTGATTGACCAGCGCCTGGCCACCGGCACAGGCCATTATCGCGACCGCAACGGGCGGCTACTGACCGATTTGGGCGAGGTGGTGCAGGCTATTATTAGTGGCCATCTGGAAGCGGGTGACCACTAATGAGCAAGCTAATTGGAATCGCCGCCGAAATGAAGCGCGAGGCCCGGGCCAATCTGGGCCAACCCGTCCGCCGCCAACTAAAAGGCGGCCTCCACCTGGTCCTGTTGCAAACCATCCGCCAGAGCCAATTGTCCCTGATTCGCGATGGCGTCACCCCCTCCCCCAAAGAAGTCGAGGTCATCCGCCGCGATTTCGAGGTCCCGGCGGCGGCCAGGCTGGAGCGGGATCAAAAGTTAACCCAGGGGCGGTCATTTTATATCGTTCGCCTGATCTGGCCGCAAACCAATCAATTAACCCTCTTCGCGGAAGAGGACAATCGGGTCGTGATGACCTGGAAAGGACAATCAACCTTATGAAGTATTTAGCGTTTGACCTTGAAATTGCAGCGGAGATACCAGAAGGAGAAACCGATTGGAAGCAATACCGCCCCCTGGGGATCACCTGCGCGGCGGCCGCCGATAACGAGGGGAATTTGTGGAACTGGTGGGCCCACGATGACTATGGGCGATTTACGCCCCGGATGACCGGCGAGCAATGCCGGCAGATGTTGGCCGATCTGGGCCGGCTGGTCGATGGCTTTGATTACACCCTGCTCACCTGGAATGGCCTGGGCTTTGACTTCGATATTTTGGCGGAGGAGAGCGGGGAGCCTGAAATATGCAAACGGATGGCCTTGGATCACGTTGATTTAATGTTCCAGTTTTTTTGTTTCAAGGGTTACCCGCTGGGGCTGGACACCGCCGCAAAGGGGATGGGCCTGCCCGGCAAAACTGAGGGGATGGACAGGGCTAAAGCGCCGGAGTTGTGGGCTGCCGGGGAATATCATAAAGTCCTGGCGTATGTCAGCCAGGATGTCAAAGTGACCGTCACCTTAGCCCAGGCTATTAAAGCGCGAGGCGCGTTGAACTGGATCAGCCGGTCGGGCCGCGAAAATCAGTGCCAGTTTTTGGGTTTTATACCGGTCAGAGAGTGTATTACCGTGCCCGGTCCTGACACGTCCTGGATGACCGACCCCTGGCCCCGGTCGAAATTTTACGAGTGGACGACGACGGAACAACTGTTAGTAATTGATAATTGATAATTGATAATTGATAATTGACATTTTGGTTTAATTGAGGAGCTAACAACGATGGAAATCAAAAACGTAACCGTTAAATATGGCCTGACTTACAACCTCGGCGATTATAACAATGTCCGGCCGGAGGTGGTCCTGTCGGCTGAACTGGCGGCAAATGAGGATCCGGCGGCCGCCTTGACCCTGCTGGAAGATCGAGCCCGGGCGCGGGTAGAGGCGATGGTAGATGAGGCGCTGGAACGGCTGGACGAGGCGCCATTTTTTTATGATGGCCCGCGATATACGCTTTATACGATGGACACGGATAAATTGGCCGTCATCGCCCCGGCCGGAGATCCCGCTCTGGCAGCGTGGCATGAGAAAGTCAGGAACCGGCGCTGCGCGGTGGTCAGCGCTGCGCTTGCCAGTGATAAGTATGCCGGTTATCGCCGGTTTGATTGCTCCAGTGGCGATCTATCTCGTCTGCCGCTATTGGAGAGTTTTAAGCGAATTGTCAACGCCGACTATGACCGCAATGCGACCACTTTCGCTTTGATAATGGCTGACGCTGACATTCCCGACGGCTGGCGTTCTTCATCCTGGCATCTATCCAACCGGCTCAGAGAAAATGTGATCATTCAAATCGCGACAGAAGCTCAGGAAAAAGGCGTGGCTTTCATTGACGCCACCGGCGGCGATTTCACCAAGCTGCCGCCGCCGGTCAGCCGGCCGCCTGAGCCGGCGAGAATAGATGAGGATGAATTCGACGATGAAGACGATGAGGATGAATTCGACGATGAAGACGATTATGAAGTCGAATTTTAATTCGTCCGGCGACAGCTCAATCAGCCGCAGCCAATCGGCCGAAACCAGGCCGGGCCAGATGGTGGATTGGCTGGCTTTATTGGCGGTGTTGTTGGCCGCCCTGGCCATTATCGTGACCAGCGTCGGCCAGGATACCGGGGACGCCAGTTGCCAACAACAGGCTATTATAAACCAGATTATTAGCGGAGAGAGCGAACGATGAGTATCAAGGCCGATGTTTGGATTGAGAAAATGGCCCTCGAGTACGGCATGATTGAGTCCTTTCAGGCCGACCAGGTTCGCGAGGGGGTCATTTCCTACGGCCTCTCTTCCTATGGCTATGACATCCGTGTGGCAGACGAGTTCAAAATCTTCACCAACGTCAACACCACCGTCGTCGATCCGAAAAACTTTGATCCTCAATCGTTTGTCGAGTTTCAGGGTGAGATTTGCACCATTCCCCCTAACTCTTTTGCCCTGGCCCGCAGCGTTGAATATATACGGATGCTGCGTAATGTAATAGGGATTACGTTGGGCAAATCGACTTATGCCCGCTGTGGGGTGATAACGAATTTTACCCCCTTAGAAGCTGGTTGGGAGGGCCACATCACCATCGAGATTAGCAATACCACCCCCCTCCCGGCCCGCATCTACGCCAACGAGGGAATCGCCCAAATCCTGTTTTTCGCCAGCGATGAAGCTTGCCGGGTTAGCTACGCCGACCGGCGCGGCGGCCAGGGCGGCAAGTATCAGGGGCAGCGGGGTATCACGTTGCCGAGATTGTGACGATGGACGATGGACGACCGACGATAGACGACGGGCACGGCGCCCAAAGGAGGAATCAAGACTATGAGACTACTTGAAAAAATATCTGATATGAATTGGTTTTCAGTAAAAGACGGCGATGCCAGAGCATTTGCCCTGATGCGCAGACACTATAGTTTTAATCACTATGCAGACAATAGGCGGGAAAACCTGAATTATCGGAACCGTTTTTTATTTGTCGGCCCCGGAGAGAAGATGATTTTAATGACTGCCGACTGCAAGGCGCTTTTTGTGTGGCGGAAATTCATTGACGCTTCCGGCCAGAATGGCATTAATTGCGCCGTATTTCGCAACGAAAGCGCGTTGCTCTCAAGTAGTTTAATACTGGAAGCTGAAGCGCTCGCCTGGCGAAGATGGCCAAACGAGCGGTTGTACACCTATGTCAATCCCGACAAGGTGAGCGATAATCCTGGATATTGTTTCAAGTGCGCCGGATGGGTATATGTGGGAAAGACAAAGTATAATCGGCTCCATATTTTGGAAAAATGCGCCGGAGGGCAATGAGGCTCTTGAATAAGGAAATGGAGCCTCATAAATTTGATGCCATTTTGGGCGGGGCCGCCCCAACGACAGGGGACCAACGGCATAGGCCAGCCATCCGCAGGGCATAAGCTGCGGACGTAACACCGCCCGATTAGATGATATAGCCCGGAAGCCATAGCCCATAGGGTTGATATACCGGGACAGGTAGGCCAATAAATCATATATGGCGGAATGGTCTACCCGCAAGCTGAGTGTGCGTGTTGACAGTAGGATACTGGAACCGGCTGGCCCGGCCGTCTCAGTAGGGCCCAGAAATATCCACCATTCATTACGTTGAAAGGAAGGTAGATTTGAATCAATTAACAAGCATCACTGATCAACCGGCTCGCTGTACTTGCGGCTGGCAGGGGACGGTATGGGATTGCGAGGCCAATGAAGCCGAGGATAGCGATGGGGAACTACTTTGCCCAAATTGTTTGGCGGAAGTAGCCGTTTATGCGTCGCCAACTTTTAATGAGATTGTGGCCCTGTTGGACCGCTGTGGTTTACCGGTGACGATTCGTTACGATCCTGAGCGGGCGGCGAATCGGTTTACCGTAATTGGCCCGGCTGAGGTGGGGCGACTGTGCGATACGGATGAGCCGCTGGTAGTTTTGCGCGGGTGGTTAGTCGAAAGACTGATGATCTGTGATGGTTGCCAACATTTACGAAAAAGCCTTCATCGTTCTGGCAGGAATCCGGTTTATCAATCTCATTGTGAACATCCTCAGATTATCCAGGATCACGATGTTATTTGTAGAGGCAGGATGAATATGGTCAAAAGGCCGGGCCGATATATTATCAGAAGCGCGTCAATTCAAATCAATAGGCCCAATTGGTGTCCAATATTAAATAATAAAGAGCTAGAGGCATAATCATGGCATTTGATCCGCAAAGTTGGAATAAACAATTCTTGGCCAGCCCCGGCTACAATGACGCCCAAAATTATGGGGCGCAGATTAAGACCACGCCCGGCGCAACGTGGCGGGTGATCGGGGTGCATCATCTGAGCGGGGCGGAGAATATGGGCAATCACCATATTTATTGCGATGTCCTGGCCGCAGGGGGAGAACGGGTTAACCTGGCCCGTTTGAGGTTATTGCAAGGCCAACAAGCCCCGGTGTACGCCGTAATTGACAAGCCGGCCAATGAGCCGGGGACCAACTTCCCCCTCTGGGGCGAGACGCCGGCAACGGTGATGGTGGCCGGCGCGACCAGCGATTCGGTCAGCGGTCTGCGGATCAACCATGCGGACGAGGAGATCGGCAATACAATCGGCCATCATTCGTTTTATGTGGTTTGGCAAGCCGCCGCCGGGGTGGTTGAGCCGGAGCCTGAGCCGGAGCCGCCCGCTGAAACTGTTAGCGTCTTGACCTTGCGGGTAAAACGCGAGGATTTGCTAAAGATTAGCCCCGATGCGGCCGGGTTTATCGAGTTGGTTTTTGATGTGCAGGGGCCGAAATGAACTATTACTACGCCTGGAAGAATAACGAGAAAGGAGGAATCAAGACGATGAGCAAAGAAAAGCCGATTTGGCGAGACGGGGAACCTGAAAACTTAGCAGCGGCAGCGAATGATGCGTTGGAGTGGCTTAGATTATTTCAGAATTATTTAAGCCAACATATCACTTCTGAAAAATCGGAGTGGGATCAAGCCAAAATAACGCTTGGCGGAGCTATAAGGAACTTATTGGCTTATCTCCCATCCGGCGAACCGCTGTATTTGGAAACTCACACAAAAACCGGGGTGGTTTTTGAGGTGGTAATATCATCGCAGAAAAAGATAGCGACGAAATGAACTATTACTACCGCCAGTGTCGAGTTATCGCTCACGGCGCAACTACGACGCGCAGCCGTTGAAGGATGAAAGGTGCGATAATGGCTAGATTGACAATCATGGCAAGCGAGAAACAAGCGATTGAGATTGGAGGGCTGGTTGACGAGTTAGGAGTTGGATTTTATCGTGACGTTAAAGCAAAGTCAGGAGTCGGTAGAATGAAACCTTTCTCTCATCTAACCAGGTTAGAGGCTGATACAGTTATCGAGATGTTGAAGACTGAATTAAATAAGCAGTCTTCATCTCATTAAACTAAACGAGGTAAATATAGTGAATAGCGAATTAAATGAAGTAAAGACCGAGCAAGGATTCACCCCGGTCGAATGGACTGAATCGGCGTTAAGAATTCTAAGAGAGCGCTACCTGCAATCGGGCGAAAGCCCGGAGGATATGCTTAGGCGCGTGGCCGGAGCCATAGCTGAGGGGGACCGGGATGTAATAAGAGCAAAGTGGGAGGATCGTATTAAACATCATGAAAAGGCCGATAACCCTAGCGTTAAGACCGATATCGAAGCGATGGTTGAATCCGAAATAAGTAAGATCGCCAAAGAATTTTACGACCTGATGGCCAGCCATAAATTTATGCCAAATTCGCCCACCCTGATGAACGCCGGGCTGGATAATGATCTGCAATACTCGGCCTGTTATGTTTTGCCGGTTGAAGATAGCATTGAGGGTATCTTTGATGCGATTAAGCACGCCGCGCTGATTCACAAAACCGGCGGCGGGACGGGCTTCGCCTTTAGTCGTTTGCGCCCCAATGGAAACCGGGTCAATACCAGCGGCGGGGTGGCCAGCGGCCCGGTGAGCTTTATGAGGGTCTTTGATGGGGCCACTGAAGCCATTAAGCAAGGCGGCCGCCGCCGGGGGGCCAATATGGGCATCCTCCGGGTTGATCACCCCGACATAGAAGAATTTATCAGCTGTAAACTCGACGGCGGGATCACGAATTTTAATATCTCGGTGGCCGTCACTGAAGCCTTTATGGACGCATTGTTAAACCATAGCAACGACAGCGTGGTTGGTAGCAACTATAATTTAATCGCCCAACCAGGCTGGCCCAAGTCAAACGGAGATGGAGTTTACGAGGGGGGCGAGGTCATTGGCCAGAAAAACGCTCGGCAGATTTGGGACATGATCGTAGACGCAGCCTGGCATACTGGGGACCCAGGGTTAATTTTCCTGGATCGGATAAATCATAGCGGCGCTAACCCCGTTCCCGATTTATACAACATAGAGACGTGTAACCCGTGCGGTGAACAAAATTTATATCCAAATGACGCTTGCAACCTCGGTTCTATAAACCTGTCCAAATTCATCGTAAATGGCGATTTCGATTGGGAAGAACTTTCAGACGCCGTAAAAACTGCGGTCCATTTCCTGGATAACGTAATCACCGTAAATCCATATCCTCTGCCTGAGATAGACAAAATGGTCAAATCAGTCAGGCGAATTGGTCTGGGCGTAATGGGTTGGGCGGACGTTCTATTTGAGTTGGGAATTCCGTATAACAGCGAACGCGCGCTTGGTCTGGCGGCTACGGTCAGCACACACATTAATGCGGTGGCCACCGTAGCGTCTAAAGGCTTGTCGAAAGAAAGAGGCGTTTTCCCGTTGTGGGACAAAAGCATTTATAAATATGGTCCAGAATTAAGAAACGGAACTTTGACCACCATCGCCCCCACCGGCTCAATTAGCATCATCGCGGGTTGCAGCAGCGGCATTGAGCCAATTTTTGCCCTGGCCTATCAACACAAAGTTAAGCAGCCCGATGGCGAGCGGGTGTTAACCTTTGTCAATCCAATATTTGAACGAGTGGCCAGGGAAAAGGGCTTTTGGCGTGATGATTTGAAAGAAAAAATCCTTGAAACCGGGTCTTGTCAGGGGGCGCCGGAAGTCCCTGAAGATGTTCGAAATGTATTTGTGACCGCTCATGAGATCAGCCCGGATTGGCACGTTCGTATGCAAGCGGCCTTCCAGAAACATACCGATAATGGGGTTAGCAAGACGATCAATCTACCTAATAGCGCCACCCGCCAGGATATTGAAGACGCTTACCTGTTGGCCTATCAAACCGGGTGTTTGGGGATTACGGTTTTTCGGGACGGCTGCAAAAGCGAACAAGTGCTAAATGTGGGGGTCAAAAAAGAGACAACGCCGGCCAAAGCAAATGGAGACTTGACCGGCGGGGCCTCAACCATCAGTAAAACCCCTAAAGTGCGACCGGTGAAATTGCATGGCGCCACCTACCGCAAGAAGACACCGGTCGGCACAGCCTATATTACCGTCAACGCCAATGGCGATGGTGATCAAGACCCCTTTGAGGTCTTCATCAATGTGGGCAAGGCCGGCTCCGATGTGGCCGCCGACGCTGAGGGCCTGGGCCGCTTGATTAGTCTCATTTTACGCCTGCCCGGCCCTCTAAGCGCTACCGAGCGAGCCAAAGATATTGTCAGCCAACTACGCGGCATTGGGTCCGGCCGGGCGCAGGGCTTTGGCCCGAATCGGGTGATGAGCCTGGCGGACGGCGTGGCCCAGGCCCTGGCCGAGCGTCTGGGGATTCAGCTGACGGTCAGTTTGCCCGGCTTGCCCGATGTGGGTGAGAGCGCGCCGGGCGAGCAGCCTCTGGGCCGGCCGGCCGGCGACCTGTGCCCGGAATGTGGCCAGGCGGCTTTTGTGCTTGAGGAGGGGTGTCAGAAATGTTATGGTTGTGGGTTTAGTGAATGTTGAAATGAAAATGATATTTATTAAACCGGACTTAGAAGCGATTACCTTGTGGGAGCCGTGGGCCACTCTGGTGGCCTATGGATACAAACAATATGAAACGCGATCCTGGCAGACACAGCATCGAGGGCCATTGCTGATTCACGCCGCCAGGCGGCCGCCCATGGCAGCGGATTTATCGCCCGCTCCTATTCGCCAGGCATTGGATGAAATTGGTATCAAGGCTGAAACTGATTTCCATTTAGGTTGCGGGATAGCCATTGTGCAACTAACGGGAGTTTATCGAACTGAAGCGATAGTAGATAGATTGACTGACCAGGATTTAGCTTTTGGTGATTTTGCACTTGATCGTTACACCTGGGTCTTAATCGCTCCCCAACGCTTAAAAGAACCATTGCCATTGCGTGACCAAGAGGGAATATGGTCAGTAAGCGATGATGTAGCAAGGCGACTGCGGGCTTTTGAATTAGCAGGTGTTAAAAGTATATGAAGATCATAGTCAGAAGCAGAGCGGGCGGCTATTCTGGCCCGCTGCGTGGTTAAACGGCGGGGTGGCTTTGGCTTATTTCGTAGTTTCAATGTGCCCCCTAAAGGGCAACGGGATCGCAGAAAATTTATTCAGCAATCACAGGAGGATACAGGCGCGTGAGTTTTGAGATCAGGCGGAGATCGAAGCCGGTGGGCGTTTTCTCGGACAACGGGACGTTGGGGCTGGATGTTTATTTGAGGCACATTGGCGGCCACGGTTATTTGAGCCGGGCCGGGGAATTGGCGCTATTTAACCAACTGGATGAGGCTTATCCGGAGCGGCTGGCCGCTAAACCGGGGGCCAGTTTCCCGGTCAACTGCCGGCCGATTGTCGCTGAAATCTCCGGCTATTATTACAAATTGGTGGTGGCGGTGGCCAACGGCTACAAAGGGGGCCACACCCTCCCTTTCGCCGATCTCATCCAGGCCGGCAATGAGGGCCTGCTGCGGGCGATCTGGCGCTTTGATCAATCTCGCGGCCATCGCTTTTCCACCTACGCCACCTATTGGATCAGGCAGGCTGTTCTCCGGGCCATCCCGGAGCAGGGTCGCGCCATCCGGCTGCCGGTTTACCAATATAGCCGCTGGGTGCAGATCTGCCAATTGATAGATAATGGGGATCGGGATCAGGAGCCGGATTGGGCGGAAATCGCCCGGAAAGTCAGCACCGCCGAGGCCCCGGTTACACCGGGGGGGGCGGTCCAGACCTTCCACCTGGGGCTGCGGTCGTTGACAGTCTCGCTGGATGAGCAATGGTACCCGGAGGAGGAGGAGACCGATAAATACGCGACAATTGCCGCCGAAACGCCGGGCGCGGAAGCGCTGATGGAAAAGATGGACGCCGCCGAAGTCATTAACCGGGCTTTAGATAAGCTGCCGGCCCGGCTGGCCAAAATCATCAGCCTCCGCTTTGGCCTGTCCGGGGACGCCCCGCTGATCCTGGAAGATATTGCCAAAAAGTTTGGTCTGACCCGGGAGCGGGTCCGCCAACTGGAAAAGGAGGCGCTGGTGATGCTGCGCCAAAATGGCGACCTGGCCTGTTTGGTCGCGAAAAGTGAGACTGAAGATGGCTGACGAAATCGGTTTCAATCGGTTTCAATCTCTCATTCGAGATAATCGGCCTTTGAACGCGGCGTAGGCCGGGGCCGGCGCTCGCAAGGGAATGACGCCCGGCCGCTCGGCCGCGCCAGGCGCTAACCCCAACCAGACCAGGAGGCCCAACAAGCCCAGCAGCCCCCATTTGATATATGACAAAATATGGCTATAATTCATCTTAGTCTTTACTCCTCTCTTTATACGTCAGGAGTTTGGATAATGAGTGAAGCCCCCCGCCTATCAGTAAAGCGGGGGACTTTTTTTATGATCTGATTGGTAACCCCCTATTAAGGATTTCTGTATATATCGTGATGCCCAATTTTTCTGAAAACAAAGGTAATTTCGCCAGTTTCGTCGTCTTCTTCCCGGTGAAATGTAAAGACATACCCAAGTGTTATATGGCCTTCCCAGATATCAGAATGTCCCTTCATTGGCTTAATCCGTAATGAGGGATGATAAGGATGGAAAGGCTGTTCTTTGAATAACTTAAAGCTTTTTTTTGCTTGGTCTCGAATGTCAGTCGGCAATTGCTCAAAACACTTGCGAAAATGCCGGGTTACACGATATTTCATTATTGATAGGTTATAATGTCTCCAGGAAACCATCGAGCGAGTCAAAATCTTCGTACTGTCCGGTTTGTAAGTCGCGTTCAACTTCGCGTTCCCCGGCTTGCCATTCCGGTGTCCAGAACCAGGCCTGGGTTTGATCGGTTTCAACCGTTATCAAGCTGGAGGATGTATATATATTGGCGATCAATTGGCCGGTCATTACATTATTTCGCACATCAAATATATAAAAACAGGCCGGCGGTTGTCCCCATTCTTCTTCGCCAGGATGACTATGAATAAAAATAGCGGCTGATCCTTCTTCACTTGAAGCCAGCGTTTTGGTGTTACTTTCAATCATGGTTGTTCCCCTGTATAAATGTTTTGACTTGATTTTCAATAAACCTGTCAACCTCGGTGATCCGGTCTGTTGGCTTAAATTCCCCTGTTTGTACCCACTTAAAAATAGCCTCGATAAAGAATTGTTTTGTATTCCCTAGATATGACTCTATTTTGATCTCTATTTGCGGCGAACCATCATCAGTGTGGGGCATAACAAATCTAAGCCCCCCCCCCAGAATTGGCCTGCCAAATATGGATAATGACGCTTCAGGCTGTCTTAAGCGAGTGACCCATAATTCTTGAAATGCATGGTCACCTGAAGCTTGATAAAGATAACGAATAGATGCGTCACAAGATAAAATCTGACGCGATCCTGTCCAGGTAGACCGGAAAGCTTGAATAACCATATCGACGATTCTGGAAAATTCATCCGGTATATAGGTCGGATTAGGGTTAGCGATTATGAGTAACTGGCCGATAGGAGCATCAATATTGGCCCCAATTTTTATTTGAAGCGGCGGCGTCTTTTTGAGAATCAGTATCCCATTATCAGCTGTTAGCTCACCTCTATCATAATCAACGCCAGCGTTCAATATCGCTTGTTGAAAGGCGATCAATCGTTGTTTATTTATTTCAGGTGGGGGGGATAAAACATAATTAATTCCTAAATGTAACAAAACCCCTTCATCATGCATTCCTTAAACCCCTTTCTGTAAAAGTTTTGAAGATGAGTTTCAATCTCTCATTCGAGATAATCGGCCTTTGAACCTGACGCAAAAAGCGGCGCAAAAAATGGCGCAGATTGAGTTTCAATCTCTCATTCGAGATAATCGGCCTTTGAACAGCATCTAACCACATCTAGCAATAGGCAAAAAAGAGGTTTCAATCTCTCATTCGAGATAATCGGCCTTTGAACATAAAAATAGTATACCATAAATTTGCCGAGTGTGCAGTTTCAATCTCTCATTCGAGATAATCGGCCTTTGAACTGATGTTAAGATTGTGGGGACGGTGGCCAGCTTGTTGTTTCAATCTCTCATTCGAGATAATCGGCCTTTGAACCAGATAATGGCCAAGGTTGCCAAGTATTACGGTGTGTTTCAATCTCTCATTCGAGATAATCGGCCTTTGAACAGGACAAATGAGCGGAATTGTAGAGGTTGTAAACGGGTTTCAATCTCTCATTCGAGATAATCGGCCTTTGAACAGTGACGATCCACTAGCAGGCGCAACTTTTTAAGGAGTTTCAATCTCTCATTCGAGATAATCGGCCTTTGAACGCGGGCGCAATTGGATGAGGCCATCAATGAGGCGGGTTTCAATCTCTCATTCGAGATAATCGGCCTTTGAACAGCGGTCGTCCATCGTCTATCGTCGCCGGTCGTCGTCAGTTCCGCAGGCGCTTAATCCGGTCCATCTTGCGGGTCATGAGGCCGCTCAAGCGATAAATGGCCTTAACCACGATAGCCTGACGGCTGAGGCCGAGCAGCAGGCCGTCGTGATAGCTGGAAAGGTCGCCGATGTGGGAGGCGATGGCCGGGCTGTGGAAGCCGGGCCGGGGGTAGTCGTGGGCGAAGCGGTTGCGGATGTGGTTAATGATCGTCAGGTCGTCAAAGTCGGCCTGGTCTATCAGGCCGGTGCAGAGGGCCAGCCGGCGGCGGGTGACCGCCCGTTCCAGGAGGGCCGTTTTCTGGGTTTTGCTGCCCAGGAGGGCCACGTCCAGGAGTCGGTAGAGGACCTGGTCCAGGTGGGCCGCGCCGCGAATGGCGATCTCGGAATCGATGACGGTCTTGATTTGGGGATTGGTTTGGGGCTGTGCTAAAATAGATACAGCTTGCATGGTAAGTTCACTCCTTACTGTGCTTGTTAGAGTTCCGTCGGTGGTATCAACACCGGCGGAATTCGTCATTTAATTGACCTTCATTATAAATCTGTTTGGGGAAAAGGTCAAAAAGCGGGGGGGATGTTCGCACGCGAACATTCGACGATAGACGTTGATAATTGACAATTGACAATTGACAATTGACAATGGTCGTCCATCGTCCATCGTCGTCTAATTGATTTCATGCGCGTTGACAGGCGGGCATAATATATGTATCATATGTAATATGACGACAGAACGCGAACCGGAAAAAATGAAACCGTATCCTGTAAATTTTCCGCCCAGCCTATGGCTGGCTGCCCGCCGTAAAGCGGGGGTGCGTTCGCTGGCCGGGATTATCCGGCGGCTGATAATAATGTGGTTAAGGGAGGAGGTTGTTCTGATGGATGATGAATAGATAATAGATAATTGTCAATTGTCAATTATCAATTGTCAATTATAAACAGAGGGCCATCCGGGTGCAACCGGTGGCCCCGCTTACATACTATATCAGGGGCACAGCATGCAAGGTACTTTTTATTTTACCAACGATAAAAAAAATAGACAAATGCCGCCGCCCCCTTTCAATTTTTTGTTAGTTTTCCCCACAGGCGTGGGGGTGAACCGGGAGGAGCTATGGCAAAGCGTAGGGTTAAGTGCCCGCAGTGCGGGTATAGACACATCATCAACATTCCCAGTCGGAAAGCGATGACGGTGGGCGTGCGAGCCAAACGGATCACGGCCAACCAGTTTGAATACACCCTAAACGGTCCCGCCGAAATCTCGGATGACGCCAGATTTAGCACGGTGGCTGACGACCTGGTCCTGTCCGGCGCGTTTGGCGGCGCGTTGGGAGCCGTGGCGGGGGGCGCGGTGGCTGTCTTCGCGCCGGAGTACGCCCTGCACGGGGCCGGCGTGGGCATGAGCGCCGGGGTAGCCCTGGCCTGGGGCTGGTTGTGCGCGGAACATAACCAACGGCTGAAACGGGTGTTGCCCTGGTTCGTTGAGCAGCGGCAAAACTGGAAACGGCCCGAGCTGGGGGACGATGGCGAGATCAGGCTGACGGTAGATCATCTCCATCGGGACAGCTACAGCGAGCAAGGCCGCTCCATCGCCCTCCTGGGGACCCTACCGGTCGATGTGGAGCGCTTCCGGGCCTGGGCGCAAGGGGCCATCCGGGGCGATAGCCTGGCCATCAAACACTGGACGGGAGCCGAACGGCCTTTCAGCCGGGATGAGTATGATCGCCTGCTGCTCAAAATGAGGGCGGCCAATATAGTGACCAATCTGCCGGGGAAGGGCAATACCCTGACCAATCCCGGCAAGCACGCTCTGAAACGTATCCTGGCCGAGACCCCCTCCCCTACCCCGGCTGAGGAGCGTGCGTGATGCCAAAAAGCCCGGAAAATGCACGCACGCACGTGCCCGCCCGCTCCAGATGGGGCTATAGCGTCTCCTATTGGCCCAGCAAAAGCGAATTCAGGATTGTTAACTATGGCCAGGGGGAGCTGATCAAGTCGTTGCTGTTTTGGTGGCGTTTGCGCCGCCATCCCTCATTTAAGAATGTACGATGGTCGTTAATCACTGATTGGTAAGGTGCTATGACAAAACCAGACAATAAACAGAAACCTTTCATCATCCGCTATAGAGAATTTTGGACCAATGTCCAGGCGATGATCTTCTACCCCTTCCAGAATATCGGCCCTTTCATTGTGGCCGCTATGCCGGCGCTCTTCACCGGCCATAGCGTCTACACCTGGTACGCGGAAACCAGCGCCGCCTGGCTGGCCATGCTCATTAGCTGCGTGGTGGCTATTGCCATGGAGGCGATCAATATCAACGTGGTCCATACATCCCTCGATCTTTTTGAGCAAAAACAAAATGGCAAGGGTTGGCTGATGGCCCTTTTCTCCCTCATTGTAATGGCCCTGGTTTCGACCGTTATCGGCTTCAGTGAAGGGGACCTATCCCCCTTGATCAAGGGGTTGGCCGTCTCCAGCCCCTGGCTCACCGGCATTGTCTACCTGGCGGTCGGGATGGCGCAGGGCATCCACCAGGAGAAACAGCAAGCCGATTTGGACAGAAACGAGCGGCGTCAATCCGAGGCGGAACAACGTGAGTTCGAGCGACAATTGAAGCTAAAAGAGATAGACAAAAATCACGAATTACGATTAGCCAAAATTGAAGCGGCTAAAAGTGTTCAATCGAGTGTCAAGCCAACTGTTCAATCGAGTGTCAAGGGGTTGACACCTGAAGATGTCAAAAACGCTGTTTCCCAATCGGAAAAGCCGGTTAACATTACACAATTGGCTAAAGATTTACAAGTAAGCCGGACAACACTTTACACTAAACTGAACGGTCTGGTAGATAGTGGGGAAATGATTAAAAATGGGAACGGTTACGAGGTAATCAAATAATTTATGAAGACCGCTTGGTCAAACGCTGTTTATGGTGCAATGGTTTAGGTTATGATACCTACCTGGGCCACACTTGCGATATGTGTAACGGCAAAGGTGGAAAATGGGAACGGGTGAGGGTACTAGTAGGTGAGGAAGTAATAGAATGAGAAAAATAATGCTCTTGGCATTAACTTTAATTATCTTGACAGGCTGCAATAGTAGCGTCAAAAACGCTAAAGCCGAAGCCATACGTCACCAGACTGACCGCGCAGACGATTGGCACATTGCCAGATTAGAGGAATCCGAGGCTTTAATGCCAGTCAGAATTATGGTCAAGGAAGTGCTTTGGTATACCGGTATGGTTAGCGGTATCCTTCTCCTTTTAGGTAGCGGCCTGGCCGGTGGCTGGTGGATGGTAGGCACATCAGTCAACAGGGTGAAATTTCACCGGGTCAGTCTGGATGTCCAGACAAGGCAGTATCCACTGTTGGTTTATGGCAACGGCCGGCGGGTCTTCAACCCGAATACCGGCGAACGGCTATTGTTGGCCGAAAACAGTGAAGCGTCTTTGACCCGGATCGAGGCCAGTACAAAGGTACAACTGGCGGGGATGCTACCGGATCGGATGATAATAGATGATCCTCATCATCACTAACCCCACCAGGCGCAGCCGGTCATCGAGCGGCAGATTATCATGGTGGTGGGGCCGGGTCAGTCGCGGGGGGAGATGTGGCGGCAGTTAAGCGCGAGCTATGACGATAGACGACGGTAGACGATAGACGATAGACGGCCGGTGACCGTTTAGCTATCGTCCATCGTCCATCGTCGAATGTTCGCGTGCGAACACTTACCTTAGATCTACTCTTCGCCGGTGGCGTAACCCAGTATCTGACCTATCGGCCGCCCGGTGACAATCTCCAGCAAAGTGTCAGTGTCATCCGGACCAACCTCATCAAATCGCCTCGCCAAATGCGATACAACCTGAAATACGGCTTCCTGGACGGCCAGGGCCTCGGCCGGGTCTATCTGGTCGGCCGGAGTGTTACCAGCACTCGGGCGGCCTGCCAATCAAATCCTTACCAGGTGGACGCGGATGAGGGGAGTTTTATGGTTAGTGAGTCAAGGTTGTGAGGTAGGGTCTTGAGGACCTTGGATGATCATTTGTTCACCGCTCTCTGCTTCGGCCAGAGCGCGAAGCAACCGTTCCTGGAAACGCCGGCTATCTTCCTGGTCTACATCCGACTTTTTGAACATTTTTATATAAAACGCCTTGTAGGAACATTGCCAATGGCTACCAACATAATAAACCCGGTGACGGCCAATTCTGATTTTGCGAACATTTTCCAAACCTGGCGGCATCCGCTTCAGCTTTTTATCGGAGGCGTCTAACGACCCCCTCCGCTCAGAGTTGGCCTCGTCGGCAAAACCAAAGAGCCTTTTTTCGATCATTGTCTTATCTCTGCTATTGGCGCGTTGAAGCTGGTCCAGTTGTTTATCGACCGTCTTATTTATCGAGATCGAGCACACGATACGTCTCCTGATCTTTAAAGGCTTTTTCTAATTGGATCAGTAAGGTATCATCCCGGATCAGGCGCTCATCTTCTAACGCATCAAGATCGATCCCCCGGATATTGAATTGAGCCATCTTCCGCAAGAAAGAAATGGCGCTATTGATCTGGGCGAAGGATAGATTAGGGAATTCTCCCTGTAATTCGTCATAATCTATAAGGCCGTCCAGGGCCTCCACAAATTCGTAGAGGGAGACTGATTGCCCGTCGTTCCCGACCAATACCGGGAGAAATCCAAGGTCTGGGTTCAGGTGAATATAGCCGCCGGTGGCTTTATTCCACGCCTCAAAAGAACTAAGGACGCTTGTACGGGTAGTTAGTTTCAGGCTGTCCCTTAGAAACCGCTCAATCAGGTAATTTGTTTGGCCGGAGGGGCCACTATCCTGAACAATAAAAACAAGTCTGTTCTCAGCCTCGGTTGTTTTGACAATAGGATCATTCATCAGCTGTTTGTCCTTCCAAAGCTTTACGCGCTTCAGGCGTTAATCGATTTTCCGGATTAGCCTCAATCTCTCCAAATAGTTGCTCATAGGCATTGAGGCTATTTGTTAAAGCATCGGCAACACGTTTGGCATGGGGGACGCTCAGATAAATTTTCGCCACGCCAACCGCCCCATCAGATTCTACATTCTTCTTTAAGCCAAAGTGCAAGACAATTTCTTCGGCGGTCACTTTTATTTCCATCAGGTCCGAGTAACACACCTTTTGATCAGGCGCATCAAGGATTTTTTCTTTCCTTTTCGCCACTTTGTCATCATCGGCCATTATGGTCCTCCAAACTGGACTGTATTTTGTTCTGTTTATAACTATACTATAGCCGATCATTATCTGGCAAAAACGATAAATCTTTCGTCGAATGTTCGCACGCGAACATTGACGATGGACGATTGACGACCGCTGTCTTTTAGTTGTGGCTGGTTTGGTGTCGGGTGGCTCTTTGGCAGTTTGGACGATGGACGATGGACGACCGCCGGTTTATATCTCCAACCGCCCTTGTGTTGGCCCTGCTCTTTCTTCTCTTTGGGCTTGTTTGAAGGTTCCATAGGCGGGCGGCATTTGTACACTTGCCCCCCCTAACAACGCCTCAATGGTAAGTATCTGAATTTTAGGGTATTTTTGGCCCCAGGCTACAGCCTCATAAAAACCGGCTGACACCGCCTCCTGGATCATCGGCTGCGTTGGTTCTTCCAGGGTGATAAAAACGCCGATAGCCGCCTTTTCCCGTTCAACCGTCCCAACCAGATCACGAATATCCCGGCTTGACACCTTGCCGCTCTTGACTTGCGCTAAAACCCGCTTAGGTTTGCCTTTTGCCGTATCAATAAAGGTGATAACCCCATCGATCCCTTTATCCGCTCCTTTTTTGCCCTTTTTACTGCCCTGGGTCGCTTTGCCCGGTCTGGCCCTAACTAACGACAAGGCCCACCATTCAAACTGAAAGCGGTCTTGTTCTGCCAGAAAACGAGCAGAGCCTATTGTTTCAGGCTCGCCCTTGACTTCAAACGTTGTGTCCGGAAAGGCTTCTTGTAGACGATATTTTTGCAAGGCAATAGATAAATGGGTGATGTCAATACCTATCCACTTTCGGCCTAGTTTTTCAGCGGCTACTATCGCAGTACCACAACCGCAAAATGGATCAAGGACTACATCACCAGGGTTGCTACTGGCTGAAATGATACGTTCTAGTAAAGGTAAAGGTTTTTGTGTAGGATAACCCAGACGTTCAGCATCAGAACTTTGCAAAGGATTTATATCAGCCCAAATGTTTGTAATAATTGTTCCTTTTTGTTCGTTCAAAAAACGTTTAAGCGCAGGACGTTTACTAAAATCATAGGAACCATCTTTGTGACGTGGATAATAAATGCGCCCTTCATCGTGTAACTTTTGCATGGTTTCAGGTTTATAACGCCAACCTTTAGCAGGATACGGAAAGCCTAGCCATTCGTACATCATATTGGGTCTAGGATTTGGACTTGTCATATTATCCAAACGATATAAACCGCGTCCATTATTATCATCAAATCGGTAATTTTTTTGGATATATTCCAAATCATATGGTCCATATTGAACAATAAACAGGTTTTTTTTGGAACGTTTATAAAAAAGAATTATGTCAGCAATATCAGCAAATTTCGTCTTTGCGTCACTATGGGCTGACTGTCGTTTCCAAATAATTTCATTGCCAAAGTTCTCAGCCCCAAAAATAGTATCAAGGATGACCTTCAAATAATGGCTTGCTGTTGGGTCACAATGCAGATATAAGCTACCAGTAGGGTTCAATACCCGATGAAGTTCAACCAATCGACTAGCCATCATAACCAAATAAGCCATCATTTGGTTAGCGCCAATAAAATCACGCATGGCCCCAATCATCTTACTTATATGATCTGGTGATTCTGTTATCAATTCGTGATAGGTTTCCTCAGCGGCCGCGTTCCAGTGCCAAGTATCATCAAAAGCCGTTATCTGCGCCTGGCTATCTTGCCCACTTTCATCTTTGAATAAGACATTATAGCTGCGCTTTGAGTTAAAGGGGGGGTCAAGATAGACTAAATCAATACTTTCATCTGCTATGTAATCACGTAGAATTTGAAGGTTATCGCCATAATAAAGGGTATTTTTCATTGGTTGACCACCTGACCAGGCCAGGCTATAACAAATGGCAAGTGAACGGTTCACCATCATGCCCGTGGAGAATACCCTGATTTTATCCGAGTTTGGGATGACAGGCAAAAAAGACGGTCGTCCATCGTCCATCGCCCATCGTCGGTTACTTGTTTTCAGGCCAAAAGGGTATATAATTGATTTAGCGACATTTTGGCTTGATAGTCTGATCAAGATATAATAGTAAAAGAAGCTCCAACCTCTGACAGGCTATCTGTCCAAAGTGTCGCAACTTGAGAGGTCTGGGGCTTCTTTTTGGTGCTTCAGGATTTTCCGTGGGAACCACTATATCGCCATACAAGAAAAGTAAGCCAACTTTCAAAGATAGGTTCGCAAGATGACTGAAAGCCGCCAACCTGGTAGGAATTTTAGGGATGAATTACTTAAGATTTTGTCAGGGATGACCGCTTTGGATGACCCTGACAACCGATATCGGCTATTGGACAAGTTGCCACTAGAGGCAGTAGCAACCATACGACGCAATTCTGCTAAGGGGACCGACCTATACAATATCGTTCAGGCTGCCGAAGGATGGGGACAATTGACCTCTGGAGAGTGGGCCTTGGTCGTTATCGCCCAAAACGCCCTATCTCTAGTTAAAGGAACCCACCCCGGTCGTCAGCTAGAGGCTCTTTTAGCTGAAAGGGTTATTCATCAGGCCAAGCCAGGCCGGCAGATCCCCCTTGATCTGCCAGCGCGAGAGGAGAATTTTATAGACCGTAAGGACGAACTGGTATCTCTACTCACCGAATTACAACCAGGACGAGTAGTCACTTTGACTGGGCCGGGGGGCATGGGCAAGACTGCCCTGGCCGCGGAAGCCGTTGGCCAACTGGTGGTTGATCATAAGCCCCCTGAGCGTTTCCCGGATGGCATCTTCTTTCATAGCTTTTACAACCAACCCCAAGCCGGTTTAGCCCTGGAAAGTCTGGCCCTGGCCTTTGGCGAGGAAGCCAGGCCAACGGCCCAGGTAGCGGCACAACGGGCGTTGAGCGGCCGGCAGGCCTTATTGGTGTTGGATGGCGCTGAAGATGCGGATGACTTGGCGGCCGTGTTAGCGGTGCGCGGGGGGTGTGGGGTTTTAATAACCAGCCGTAATCGGGGCGATGCGCCGGCCGTGTTGCAAGACCTGGCGCCCCTCAAACAGCAAGACGCCCTGGACTTATTACAACGCTGGGCTGAAGCGCAGCTTGATGACCAGGCGGCGGCCATTGCCATCTGCGAACTGGTGGGGAGGCTGCCGCTGGCGGTGCGTCTGGTAGGGCGGTATCTGCGTGAGACCGGGGAGACGGCCAGCGAGTATCTAGCCTGGTTACAAGAAACCCCGTTAGAGGCCCTGAACCAGGGGCGGCGACGCGAAGAAAGTATACCTGTCTTACTTGAGCGCAGTCTAAAGCAGGTCAGTGAGGCGGCGCGGCAAGTGTTGGCGGTGGCCGGCCGGCTGGCGCTGGCCCCGCTGCAACAAGAGGTGATGGGGGCCGCTTTGGCAGCCGAAGCGCGTGAGGTGAGACAGTGGTTAGGAGAATTGGTGCGCTATGGCTTGCTGAGCCGGGACAAAGGGCGTTATGCCATCAGTCACGCCCTCATTCACACCTACGCCAGTGAGCGGCTCAATGTGGCGGAGGAGATGGTCGAGCGGTTGGTGGCTTTCTATGTCGCTTTGGCTGAACACTTTAGCCAGCAAGGATTGGCAGGCTACCAGGCGCTTGATGGGGAGCGGCCTCACCTGCTGCGCTTGATTGCAGGCTGCGCGAAAGGAGATGATTGGCTGGGGGTTCGCAAGCTGGTCTGGGCCATTGATGGTTATTTGTCAATTCAGGGTCACGCCAGCGAACGACAAACTGCCCTAGCGACAGGGCTAACAGCCGCCCAACAACTGGGCGACCGCCAAGATGAAGGGGCATTTTTAGGCAGCCTGGGGACCGCCTACTACGACCAGGGGGAGCTGGACAAAGCCATCGCCCATTCTCAGCAAGCCCTGGTCATCCACCGCGAGATTGGCTACCGCCAGGGGGAGGCTGCTGTTTTAGGCTACCTGGGAACCGCCTACAGCATCCAGGGGGAGCTGGCCAAAGGCATCGACCATTATCAGCAAGCCCTGGTCATCCACCGCGAGATTGGCTACCGCCAGGGGGAGGCTTATAATTTAGGCATCCTGGGTCTCGCCTACCGCGCCCAGGGGGAGAGGGCCAAAGCCAGAGAATACTTAGCCCAGGCGCTCACTATTTTTGAGGCGATCAAATCGCCCCAGGCAGACGCAATTCGTGAACAGTTGACTATGCTGACTATGTTAGGCCGCCTCCATATACTCTTAGCAATGTGTCAGGCCATCTACGAGAAAGGATTGATGAGGCAGCTTTTGCCGCTTTTCAAAAGGCTTATTCACTAAAGACAATGCGTGAGGCAGCAACTCAGTTTCCGGCAATGACTGAGGAGACGTTTCGGGACGCTGTAAAGGCGTTCATAGATGAGCAAGTGCCAAAGAACTATATATTTTCGTTTAAGCAACGATTGATGTGGTTAGGTCAACTTCTTGATGAGTGGCCAGATGAACCAGTCTCAGGATCGTTAAAAAAGGAAACTTCCGCTGTGAGATCTATAATCAAGCCAAAATCGCTTAAAGAGCGGAAGAAGATTAAAGCGCAAAGGAAGTGGTGGCAGTTTTGGAAGAAATGAGGTTGATTTTTAGCTTTGGACGATGGACGACCGGCGGCGACTTAAGACTGCGGCCGCCCATCGTCCATCGTCCATCGTCGCCAAGGCGAAGCGACCACCGACGACACAACACCGCCGCCCATCGTCCATCGTCCATCGTCGCCAAGGCGAAGCGACCACCGACGACACAACACCGCCGCCCGCCGTCCATCGTCTATCGTCCATCGTCCGTCGTCAGCCCCCGGTACGCCCGGGCCCGGGCCTCATCCCGGCCGCGCAGATAGACCGAAGTCGTGGCGATGTCCGCATGGCCCAATTGGTCGCGCACCTTGTCCAGGGAGACGCCGGCTTCGAGGGCCAGCAAAGCCGAGGTGTGGCGCAGGGCGTGAAAGTAAGCCCGGGGCAAGCCGGCCGCCCTGGCCCGGCGCTTGAACAGTTGGCTCACCCCGGAGGCGGTCAGGCCGGGCCCCGGGCGGCCCCAGCGCCAGGCCGGGAAGACATGAGCGGGCCGGTGGCCACCCTCGGCCAGATAACGTTGCCAGGCCCACAAATCCCCTTTGACCGCCAAATTAAAATAGACCACCCGCCCCCGGCGCGTCTTGGCCGTCTCCGCCGCCACCTCGGCGGCCAGCTCGGCCAGGCGCAGTTGCTCCCAGCGCAGGGCGGCCACTTCCCCGGCCCGGCAGCCGGTGACCAGGGCAAAATGGACCAGGGCCAGGTCGCGCAGCTCACGCCCCTCGCCGGCGGCGGCCGCCCGGCGCAACTGGGCCAGCAGGCGCTCCACTTCGGCCCGGCTGAGGGCCACCGGCGGCAGGTGGGGCCGGGGCGGCAAGAGGCGCAATTGGGCAATTTGCCGGGTCGGGTTGCGGTTGGCCTCAATGATCTCTAATTGTTCCAAAAAGTTGAAAAATGCGCGCAGGTGGGTATAATAGGTGCGCACCGTCACCTCTCCACCGGCGGTGGAGTCTATCCAGCCCATTACCTGACCGGCCGTGACCGGCCAGGCCGGGCCGATGTAGTCGGCGAAGCGGCTTAAGATATTGGTGTAGTTCTGTAGCGTCTTCGGCCGCCACGAACGTCTCTTGAGAGTGATAAAACCTTTAATGTGCCCTCCCAGAATGGTATCCGGGAGGGACACAGAAGGCGGCGTAGCCATACGATTGGAGGCTCCGGAGAGACTTCGGAGTCAAAACCTTTAGGTTTTTCTTCGGAGTCGAAACCTTTAGGTTTTTCTTCGGAGTCAAAACCTTTAGGTTTTTCAAGCCTGAAGGCTTGGACTCCTCTATTCCGGAGTCGAAACCGGTTCACCCCCACGTCTGTGGGGAATACGGGCTCCGGTTAATGCCCAAACCTAAAGGCTTGGACTCCTTTGAGCCTTTGAGCCTTTGAGCCTAAAATAAAAACCTGACCGGTTTTTGAAACCAGTCAGGTTTGTTACCTCGCTACGCCGCCGTGCGTTGCTGGTATTCCACCAGCATCTCGACCGGATCGCGGCCGGCCACGCGGCCCAGGGCCTCTTCCCAGTCGCCGCTGTGGAGGATGGCGTTGAGGGATTCGACGGCCTGCACCAGGGCCACCTCAAGGTCCAGCAGGGCGACGATGTCCACCGCCCCACTCGCCTCTCTGGTAGGGTTGGCGGCGAAGTCAGTCAGGGCCGCAATGGCCTCGACCAGTCTCGCCAGCCCGGGCAACTCAGCGCCGGGGGCTACTTCTGCTTCCGGCGCCAGCTCGCCCAACGCCAGGCTGGCCGCCAGCAGACCGGTTGCCGCCAGAAATCCGCGACGGTCTATTTGGTTGTTGGTTTGGGGGTGTGCTAAAATACGTTCAGTTCTCATGGTAAGCTCCTCTTACTGTGTGAATTAGGGCCGGTTTGATGTTTCAGCATCAGGCCGGCTCGTTCGTTTAAAGTTGACCACATTATATGCCCAAACTCAGCATTAGTCAAATCCGGCTCAGGATTTATTTTTTTACGACGCTTGCGGCTGGCCGCCGGGCGACGTATACTAATAGTAGCTCTCATGGTATCTCCTTACTGTGAGAGTATGGTTTCGCCTCGTTTTTTAGCCCGCGAGGCGAAGCCTGTTTTTTTGGACGATAGACGATGGACGATGGACGGCGGGCGGCGGTTTGACGGGCGGCGGTCGTCCATCGTCGGTCGTCGCTTCGCCTTGACGACGATAGACGATGGACGGCGGTTTGACGGTCGTCGGTCGTCCATCGTCGGTCGTCACTTTGCCTTGGCGACGCTAGACGATAGACGATAGACCGCGGTTTGACGGTCGTCTATCGTCCATCGTCGGTCGTCACTTCGCCTTGGCGACGCTAGACGATAGACGATGGATGGCTGTATGGCATCGTCGGTCGTCGGTCGTCGGTCGTCGTTCCGCCAGGCGTCAACTTGTTTGGATAGCATACCTCTACGTAGGTCTCCCGTTAGGTTTCCGTTTTGCCGGTTTGGTAAAACGGCCTTGCTGGGGGGGGATTATCGTATCATAGGTGGGGGGGATCTGTCAAGCGGTTTTAAGCTTCGCGACGATGGACGATAGACGACCGGCGACTAACGACGACCGTCTCTTTTGTTTATTTGTTTATTTGTTTATTTATTTCAATCCACGCCCCCCGTGAGGGGAGCGACTTCGGTGAAGGAAAAAATTCCTTAACCGATGGGGTTTCAATCCACGCCCCCCGCGAGGGGAGCGACATAAAAACAGGCTTCGCTTTGCGGGCTATTTCAATCCACGCCCCCCGCGAGGGGAGCGACTTGGCCGGTCAAGGTGATCCGCCAACCGGTTGCGGTTTCAATCCACGCCCCCCGCGAGGGGAGCGACTTGCTGAAACGTTCGTGGTAGACTGTTTCAGTTTGTTTCAATCCACGCCCCCCACAAGGGGAGCGACGCGACCAGCTCATCACTATCCAATTCAAAAAGCGTTTCAATCCACGCCCCCCACAAGGGGAGCGACGGCAACATCTGGGTATACCCAGATTATACATAATATATATTGTGGCGCCTTTTTTGTCAATCGGACAACCGGCTCAATATTGCTCGCTAAATGTTCTTTTTTGGGGTGGTTAAGGTACAAAATAGGCGCGAACCCTCCGGGCAATGGCTGGGCGCTTGGGGTTCGCAAACCCAGATTAAAGGATGATCGGTTCACCCCCACGCCTGTGGGGAATACTCGTCCATCGTCCATCGTCGCGAAGCGGTTCACCCCCCCGCCTGTGGGGAATACGCTCCAAAACGTTATAAAGTTTTAATGTTACAACCGTTCGCTAGCTTAGAACACGGATATGGGGAGGGTAACGGATTTTCGACCTGGCTATAAGTAATCCGTTACCTTCTGCCAATCCGCTGTTCTCAAGCTAACCGTGCAATAGCAGCAACGCCCAAACGGTCGTCCATCGTCCATCGTCAGCCGTCTATCGTCCACCGTCCATCGTCACCCCCGGGCAGCCTTCGACAAGCTCAGGCTGCTGCGGTCGTCCATCGTCGGTCGTCCATCGTCGGTCGTCCATCGTCGCCCCCCGGGCGGCCAGCGCCGTATTAAGCGCCTTGAGTTCCGCCTCAAGATCACCTATTTTTTTTTGCAAAGCGGTTTCGTTGGCGGCCATCTTGGCCAACCGCTTCTCCAGGGTAATATTCAGGAGAAGCGCCTGGCTTAATAGTGAGCCCCAGCGTTGGCCGAGGGTATCGACCAGCTCCAAAATTTGCTGTTCGGTCATCATGGTCTCTCGAACAGGAATTGGTCAATGTTCGTACCGTGGCCGCCCGCTAACCAGATATTCAGTAGGTCATTGATTGATGAATATGCGTTGTCATACTGCGTTTTATTAACCGCTCGCCCGTCAAAATCCCCGCTGACCAATGCAATATAATTATTATGAGTATGCCTGCTATACAATCCTTCTAAGTCGGTCAAAATCTTTCTAAATTCTTGTAATTTCTGACCGGTTTCTTCGATGTGACTGTTAAACGTATTTATTGCCATATTATTATCCTAAAATTCCCGCTGTCTGAAAATCGTTAATGAGTGTTCCCAGCACGTCGGCTATTTCGGCCAATGTCGTACTATCCGCGTCGAATGACCTGTCCGTGGTGACATTGGTCGGCGTGTAGGTTTGCAAGCCGCCGTCTTTGGCAATGATAACCGTATTGCCGGAGCTAAAAACTACTTTTTGCTGAGTGGTTCCCCCCCCATCATCCTCAGCGTATAGACGAGTGGTGTTTGCCCCGCCTGCGCCCGGCGCAGTCATCTCTGTAAATTCAATATCTCCCGCCCCCAGGTCGATTTTGGCTGATGGTGAGGCTACGCCAACGCCAATATTAGCGGCGGCGGTAATGACCAACCTGTTACCACTGCCCCCTACCGTAAACCGCATCTCATCAGCCGAGTGGTTGTAGACAAACTGACCAACATTGGCGCTACTGGCGTCGCCAAAATCTATAATGGAGTTTGCCGCCGCGCCCCCTATCAGGGTTAGGCGGACATTGTCTGTAGTATTGACGTTGTTTTGGACAAAAATCCCGTTACCCGTTGGGATGGAGGGCAACGAGCCGGCTCCGCCAGTAACGTGCAATTTGTATTGCGGGCTGCTTTCACTGATGCCGACATTGCCACCCGGCAACACCCGTAATCTTTCGACATTGCCGCCGCTATTATTGGGACTGGTTTTAATGAAAAATGACATCGGCACGGTATTGGCGGCCACACTGCCCTCTATCTCGGCCCCAAACTGGGCGGCCAGATTATAATCGGTGCCGTCGTGGGCCTCAAAATTGAACAGCCCTACAGTGTCTCCAGCCTGAACTGCCGCCCCCCCGGCTCTGGCTCGCAAAAATGCGGCCTGGCTGCCACGCCCGGCCGTATCCGATTGTCGCGACAACACGATAGCGCGGACGTTGGCCACGTCCGCATCCTGCACGGACAGTTGCGCCTGAGTGACCGTACCTTGAAACGTATATTGCGTATCGGCCGACCTGATACTAACAGCCTCATTAGTCACATCGACATTAAACACCGGCGCGCCGCCATCAGCGTCCAATACCTGGAAAAAGTCCGTACTATCAGTCGTTGGTTGTAGCTTTATCTGGCCGGTAGAGGTAGGTTTAATGGTTAAGTCGTGGCTGGCGTCTACCGCCAGCGTGGCGTAGACCGAATTATCCGTATGGGTGAGCCGTAGTTGCGGGCCGGCGTTATTGAGGATGTCCACCTGATTGCGAGGCGTGGCCACGCCAACGCCGAAAAAGCCGTCACTGCCCCGCAAAAACATATCGCCATTGAAATTGATGTCCACATCCCCTGAGCCGGGGCCAAGGGTAATCAAATCCTGGGTGGTCTCTGTCAATTTCAGCATCGACAGGCCGCCAGCGGTAAACTCTATCTCATCGTCAGCGAAACAAATTTTGGTGTCCGGGTCGCCAGTGTGAATGATGCAATCGGCCAGGGTCAGATTACCCACCCCACTCAGATCGCCGGTGATAATCAGGTTTCCGGCCAGGGTGACATCGCCGTTATTGTCAACGCTCACAGCCGGATCAACCGTCCCATCCGGCGAGACCATGACGCTATGAGGCGGCGCTTCCAGAGTTTTCAATTGGTTCAGATCGGTAATTAGCCGGATCATCCCCTGATTGCTTTGCTGGCCAATCACCTCGTTGAAATTTGGATCAGGCATTATATATCCTCAAACTCCATCCGGATTTCATCCACCTCCTCGCCATCCGGGTTGACGCTGGTGGAGATGCTGCGCAATTGTTTGTTCACCCGCACCCCGGAGCGATTGGACTGCGCAGTCACAAAATCGGCCAGAAAATAATCCCGGTATAACACCTGCGCCCCCCGGCGCGGGTTGAAGTTGAATTGCTCTTTGGAGACCAGCTCCTTCAGCTTGGCCTTGGCCGACCCTACCAGGTCGGCCGCCGTGTCACTCTGCACCGAGTTGACCACGCTCTCACGCTGGGCGATACCCGACACCGCCAGGCTGTCCGTGTCGGTGGCCACCTCTACCCGGCGATCAGAGCCATAGCCCTGCCCCAGGGCGACCACCACATTGGCTTCGTTGTAGCGGCTGCGGCTGAGGCGCTCCGACTGAATGTTGCCCAATTGCGCGCTGAAAATGAGAGGGGCGTTGCCGGCGGCGTTTAGACCACCGCTGCCAATGTGCAGCCCCTCGGTGGTCCGGTCAATGCCCAATTGACCGACCTCAAATTGAAACTGAAACCCACCCAGATAAGTCACCCGGAAATCGACCTTGTCGGTGATGGCGGCGTTATTCTCGCGGGTGAAATCGCTAATCTCGCGGATGGTGGCCATTAAATTCTTTCTGGCCTTGGAGCCGGACCAGGTTCCCCCCAGGATCGGATCCGCCGCCAGAGTGACCAAATTCTGGGCCGGATAGTCGCGGCTGGCCGTCCCACCGGCCCCCACGTTTTCATACACGTATGAGAGCATGACGCTGGAAGCGGCCCCGCTTTTGTTGGCCTGGGCGCTGTCGGTCGGATATAAAATCCAGGTTTTTTCTAATAGCTCCTCCATCGCCGGGCCGTAGGAAGTGTAAATCTGCTGGCCGTTTGGCGAGAGTGAATCGCTAAAAGTTTTGTGGATACCGTTGAAGATGTTGAGCCAGTCAATGCCAAAGGTGTTATCCTGAAACCAAATCCGGACAATGGAGTCGTCCTGAATTTCGCCAATGCGACTATCAAACCCGGATAAGGTGAGCTGGTATTCCCCCTTGGCCGAGATACGTTGGGTGAAAGAGAGCGAGCGGAAATCCTCAAAAATGGCCACAGTGGAGCCGGCCGAGTTTTCAATATCCACCCGATAAAGAACCGGCATTAGATCAGCCCCATCAATGTTATACTCGACCCATCGGCGAAATTCCCGGCCGCCACTGCAATATCAATTCGAGTAATAGCGCCTGTGTTCCGCCACCAGGCCGCCCCCTGGGTAATTTCAAAAGCGGCGCCGTCCCCGAAGAAAGTATTTTTGGAAAGGGCGTTTTTATACCCGGTGGTTAATCTGTAAAACGGTATCAGAATTTCAAAGCTGTCATAATAATCAGTGGTCCCATTGGCCGCAGTTGTTTTCATATTGCCAATGGACGTGTCGGCTGCCGCATCGGTCTCGCTCAGTGTGCCGGCTGAGTTAGCTGTGTGCGCAATCCAGTCGTAATTAGCCCCCCCGTCACTGTTGAAGGTCATTTGTAGAGCGACAGATGCAGCCGCAGTGGTGCCTCTGATACGACCTTTCAACAACAGGTGGGAGAAAAGAGGGGCAATACTTGAAAAAGTGGCCGTGGCGGAGCCACCGGCGCTGGTAAATACGCCCAGTTTGACCGCCGTCCCTGAAGGGGTGGCCAACACCCGGGCGTCCGAAATGGAAGAGAAATTACCAGCCCCATCCAGGACGACATCTACAATGGGCACTTCCCAGGTGGCGGCGGTCTGGGTCAAAACAGCCTTAGAGCTGACTGCGCCGCCTATCCGGGCCAGCCTGACTGTCTGAGAGGCCGCCACACGCTGCAAAACAATGATATCGGTGGCGTTGATGTTGCCGGGGCTGGCGTTAATATCAAAATCGACATTGGCGTCATTGGTATAAACCCAACCCTCGACAATGCCCACCCCGCTGGCGATACGGACGGTGGAACCGGCTGGGTTCGTCGGTTCTAACAGACCAGAGTAAGGGGATTGGGTCCAGTAGATCACCCCGGCCGTGTCAGGGGTGATATTGCTTAAAAATTTGTTTGTGTCCTCCACAATAGCCAGGCTGTAAGAGGAGGCGCCCCCGTCTCCGGCGACTGTGCAACTCCATGGAAATGAAAATTCTGTCATTATACTACTCCATATAGCGTCATCGCAGTGCCGGCTCCGCCACCAGCCGCCACAACTACTCTTAAGGAATTTATGGGAGAGGCGGAACGAAAAAACCAGCATCCACTCCGGCTAATCTTGAAATCTGCCACACTCTGGAAAAATGCGCTGCGGGTCAGAAAACTTTTGGCGGGGGCATTGGTAGCGTAGTCAGGCATAAGGATTTCAAAAACGCTAAAATAGTTGGCCGTGCTGTTGGTCTCAACCGCTGTATAACTGGCGCCTCCCCCCGTGCCGTTCGTCTCGGACTGAGTACCGCTTGCGTCGGCCGAATGAATTATTTGAGAGCCAATCGGTACACTGGTGTTAACTTGCAGGCTGATGAATGAGGAAACAGTGGCGTTGCCACGCCCAATCAGTTTTAATGCAGAGAAAACGGGGGGGATATTATCGAACCGGTTATCCAGCGTGTCGAATATTTCCGCTATTTTTATTATTGTCCCGGACGATACGGCCAAAGCTCTGACATCGGTTATTGAGACTAACTTCCCCGTTCCATCCAGGGACAATTCCACCAGGGGCACTTCCCAGGTGGCGGCGGTTTGGGTCAGCGTGGCTTTGGCGTTTGCTTCCCCCCGCAGTCGCACTAATCGCACGGTCTGATTAATCAAAGAGCGGCGTAAAACAATGATATCAGTGGCGCTGGCGTTGCCGGGGTTGCCGTTAATATCAAAATCGACATTGGCGTCATTGGTATACAGCCACCCCTCTACAAAGCCCACCCCACTGGCGATACGGACGGTATTGACACCATCTGGCAAACTCGGTCCTAATAAATTTTCGTAGGGTGATGTTGTCCAATAAACGACCCCATTTTCGGTGGGATTGAAATTACACAACAAGCGATTGGTCGCGGTCACCATACTCAAGCTGAGCGAATTCGGGCCACCGTCGCCGGTGGCCGTACAACTCCAGGGAAAGGAAAATTGGGTCATCGGTCTACCTCAACAGGGCGCAAAGGCCGAAATATGGCGCACATAATAGGTAAAGGTCACCTGCGAGACGCCCTCCTCTACCGCCGCGCCCACGACGGTGATGGAGTTGTCGCCGCTGGCGGTCAAATCCCCCACGGTGGCCAGGGCAAAGGTCGCCAGGTCGGAATCGCTGGAAACTGTGCCAATCAGGTTAACCCCCAGGTCGTTGAGGACGGTGACCGTATTGGGCAGGATGGTGATGGTCACCGTCTCGCCACTGGCCACAATGTAATCCAGTTGAATACTCTGGCCGGTGGTGTTGTTGATGATTTCCGGCGAGGTCATGGGGCCGGTAATGACGATGGTGATCTGATCACCTTCCCAGGTGCCCGGGTAATTGATGGTCGTGGTGGTGGCGATATAGTCATTGGCCAGGCAGGTGTCCAGACAGGTGTCCAGACAGGCCCCGGTGATGGTTGAGGTAAACGTTTCGGTCAGGGCCGTGGGCAGCCGCCAAATGGGGTCCTCGCAAAAAAAGCGCACCGATTCGCGCAAATCGGCCGTGGACAGGCTGCTCTCCCCATCCCAATTGCCGGCCGGCCCTTCCAGGATTCTGGCCCCGATCTCAATCTCGACATTATCGGGCCGGATAAAGAGCAATGTCCCGGCGGCGACCACACTGGACCGGTTGGGCCGTAAGGCGTTAATCATCTCGGCCTCATTGCACCAAAAATCATCCCGCAGGCAACCCCGCTCGTAGAGTTGCAGATTGATAATCCGGGCGTCCAGCCGGAAATCGCGCACCGTGACCCCGTTCTGGAAGGGCCCGCGATCTTGCAGATAGGTAATCGGCGGCATCCCGGCCGCTTGCCAGGACATCAGCGCCCGCCGGCCGCCAAAAAGGGGATATTGCACCCCGTCCGGCGTGATATAGTAGGCGAATTCAATTAGCTGATAATTTCGATTAAACATAGCCTTTTATGGCGCGCTGGCCAAAATATAGGATAACTGGGATTGATCCGCAATCGGCGTCCCGCTATTATTGGTATAGTTAACCGTGGTGTTATTGGTGGTGTTATTTTGCGAGAGCGCGCTGTTAGTGATTTGCTGGGCCGACGCCGGTTGCTCATAAACGCCCGCCTCCACCTGGGCCACAATCTGGTCAAAGGTCAGGCCGCTCGAAAAGGCGGTCGAGGGCACAATCCGGGCCAACTCGCGCACCTGATCCAATATCTGGCTGAAGGTCATCCCGCTATCCAGCCCGCCCAGGCTTAAAAATCGTTGTTCAGCGACTTTTTGCATATCGCCCGCGGATAAAGGCGGCGGCGGCGCGGGGGGTGGGGGCGGTGGCGGCGGTGGGGGGGGCGGTGGCGGGGGCGGCAAGGCCGGGGTGGACCGCTGAGACATCATCTGGATGAACCTATCCCATTCGCTCATCTCCGGGCCCTGCACATCCAACTTTATCGGAGGCGGCGAGGTGATCACCAAATCCTTATTGATCTGGGAGACCGTATTTTTGAGCGCCCCTCGTTGGCTCTCAATGCCCCCGACCAGGCCGGTCATGATATCGGTGCCGATGCCGGCAAAGACGGTACTGGGCGATCTGATGCCCAGTACGGCTTTAGCCTGGCTAATGGCCCGGCTGACCACATCGCCCAGGGCGTTTACGATCTGGGAGGCGTTGGTCACAATGCCCGATAATAGCCCCTGCATCAGGCTGGCCGCAACGGTCACGAATTGAGGGACGCTGCTTTGTAGCAGGCCAATGGCCTCCCGGACCAGGGTGGCAATGCCCACCAAGAAATTAGCTACAAACCGTTTCCCGGCCTCGATGATGGCCGTAAACATATCCGGGATGATCGAGCCGCCGATCAGGGCGTCGGACAGAGAGGTGAAGTAGTCAATGACGCCGGTGACCAGGCCGCTAATCAGGGAGTAGATAGTTTGCACGAAGCCGGTCACCAGACCGACGACGCCACTGATTAAGCCCCCGACGATATTTTTTAGCCCCTGGCCCATCTGCGTCCAGGCCGCCTGCACCTGCTCGCTATTGCCTTGGAATAGGCCGACAACCAACTGCACAAAGCCGGTTATAAATTGCACGACGCCGGTCAAGGCGGTAGTGATCCCGGTGGCCACCTTTATGAAGGTGTCAATCAGGGGGCCAATGGCCTGCGAGATACCGGTCACCATCCCCACCGCCACCCCGACCGCAGCCAACATTGCCGCCCCGATGACCGTCAAGACAACGGTGATGGCCGGCTGTAACGCCTGCCACAATTGGCCCAGTTGAGCCAGGAGTGGCCCAAAACGGCCCAGGGCGGCTGAGGCGTTTTCAACGAAAGTGGCGATAACCGGCCCAATTAAAGAGATAGCCACCCCAATGACAGTGGAGATCAGAGACCATGCGGTGGCGATGACGCGCTGAACATTTTCCCAGGTGTCCCGGATTGTCTGGCGAATACCCTCGCTATTTTTCTCCAAAAAGGCCAGCATATTGGCCAGCCCATCCCGGATGGCGACCACTATCCGGCCCAGGCTGAGGAAGATCGTATCCGAGATATTGCTCATAGAATTACTGGCGTCGCGGTCACTTTTTCCCCAGAATGTGCGCCAGATACCGCCAATCGTCTCCAACGCTCCACTAAAAATTTCCTGAATAATCGGGAAGGCAGCCCCTAAAATATCCTGCACCAGGCCAAACGCCTCTTTTACCACCCCCCCATATTCCGCCCAGAATGAGGCCCAGAAGATTTTTAAGGCGTCAAATGTTTCGGTTATGAAGCCACTGATAAAGCTGATGGCCGTCTGGGTCTTTTCCTGGATGCCGCCCCAATTGTTGCTCCAGACCACCCCCAGGGCCACCACCGCGCCGGCCACCAGGCCAATCGGCGAGAGCAACAGCCCAATCGCGCTCACCAGGGCTGTAATGCCAAGGTAAATAGCGCCGCCGGCCAAAATGCCCCCGATAGCGATCAAAACCCCCTTGAGCGCCTCCGCATGGTCAGAGACAAAGTCGCCAATCGTCATCCCCAGGTTGATAACGCCGGCGGCAAAGTTTTTGATCCGGGTTAACTCCGGCCCTTCTACCCCAAAGGCGGCCAGCCCGGCGATAAAGGAATCTAGTAGCCCTTGTCCCCCTAGCAAACTGCCGATGAAGGTAGTCAGACCCTCGCCGGCCCGTTTGAAGAAATCTACAAATGGCTCCGCGTTATTGGCCACAAAATCAGTGATAGCCCGGACAACGGCCGTCAGAGCGGGCAGCAAGGCCGTCCCCAGTTGGAGCTGGATGTCCTCAACCACCCCGCCCAAAATGTCCATTGCCCCGGCGAAGTTGTCAACCCGGGTCGCCGCCGCTTCCTGGGCCTGTCCAGAGGCGTTGACCGTGGTGGAAAGGGCCTCAAATTCAGAGCGAGTCAGGCCGGCCAGGGCCAGCACTGTCCGGGCAGCGTCCGCTCCCCCCAGGGCGGTGGCGGTCTGAGCTTGCTGGGCCTCTGTCATCCCACTAAAGGCCCCGTGTAATTGGTCCACCACCTCGGCCATTGACCGCATTTGGCCAGATTCGTCGAAAAGGGTGATACCCAATTCGTCCAATGTCTCCTGCAGCTTGTCGGTCGGAGCGGCCAATCGTTGCAAAAAAGTCTTGAAACTGGTGCCGGCGTCGGCCCCGCTACTGAATGAAGAGGCTGAAGCGGCCAGGACGGTATTCAGGTCGCCAAAGCTGACCCCCATCCCGGCGGCGATCCCCCCGGCGTTGGCCAGAGCCAACCCGTAGTCATTAATATCGAATTTAGAGGCCGTGGTCACCCCGGTGATGCCATCAATGGCGGTTGACATATCGTTGGCTTCAATGTGAAACAGGGCCATCGCGTCGGTGGCAATATCGGCCGCTCTGGAAAAATCGGCTCCGGTCGCGTTCGACAGAGCCACGGTAGCCCGGGCCGCGCCGGAGACAATATCCTCTACCTGTAAACCGTTTTTCGCCAGCATCTCAATAGCCTGGGCCGCCTCCAATGAAGAAACCTTCAGATTGGGATCCATCCCCAGGTCAGACACCAGCTTCTTTAGCTGGCTCATCTCATCATCGCTGGCCCCCAGGACGGCGTTAACGCCATCCATCTGGACTTCCAGATCGGCGGCCATTGAGACGCTATTGGAGAGGAAACCGCCGGCAGCCTGAGTGACCGAGGTGAAACCCCTGGCCAGGAGAGACAGGCCCCCCGTGGCCAGGTTGCCCAGGACCGTACCGAAGGCGACCGAGCCGGCCCCGGCCCCTTTGACGGTCTTTTCAAACCCATCAACGGAGCCGGAGGCTTTATTCATCCCTTGGATAAAGCCGCCCTCGTTCTCCAGTATCAACCTTGCCCCAACCGGTTTTAAGGCCATTTAAACAGCGTCATCTCCTGCCACGGCGTGGCGGCCGGGGGCGGGGGGGCTGGGCGCGTTTTCTGGGGCGATTGGCGTGGGCCACCACGGCCTCAATTTGTTGTTTGGTTTCAAAATGGGCGATCAATTTTTCTTGATAATCCACCGGTTTTTGTCTGAACTCCTCATAACTCAGCTGGTCGGCGTGGGCGGCCTCAATCCAATTCATCTCCACGCCATGGATCGTAATGCCGGAACGGGGCGCAACGCAGCGCCAGATGTCGCGGCCCTTATATCTAACGTCGAAAGTTTTGCTTGGCCGCCTCGACGCCCTCCCGGCTCGGGTCCTTTAAGCCGGACACCGCGTTGAGAATATCCCGTAAATCCTGGTCGTTCCCGATTGCGATTTCGGTCAACCAGACCAATTGGTCCGATTCGGGCAACTGCTCGTCCGAAAGAATTTCGCGCAATTCCGCCACCTCTTTTTTCTGGGCCTCAGTCAATTTTTGTTTGGCGGCCAGGCGCTTAATCATGCGATCTGTCACCTCAAGCTGGAGCAAATTCTCCCAGACTTTGATCGACTCAATGTAATCCGGGTCGGCGTGATTTCGTTCGACGACCCGTTTGCCCAGCAGCTCCACCTCAACCAGCGGCGGCTTCGGCTGGGGGATTTCCCGCCGCACCTTTAAGCCCAGGCTCACCTGGGAAATTGGGAAAATCTGGATCGTTTCACCGGTGCTTTCGCACAGATACGGTGTTAGTTTGACAGTCATTTACAGGTCCCTCCTGTGTGATAAAAAAAAATGTCAATTATCAATTGTCAATTATCAATTACTAATTAGCCGCGCACCGGGGCCGCCCCGATCAGGATGATGCCATCTGTACCGTTGCCGGCCAGGCCGCCAAAGACCAGGTTGTTGGCCGCCACGGCCTGGTTACTGACCACCGGATAGGCTAACCGGTTTACCCGGTCCAGCGTGGGGAAGGTGTTGACCGAAATGTCGGCTTCCCAGGTGCGGCCGCCGTTAATGGTGGCGTAGAAAATCGCGGCTGGGCCACTGGTGGCGGCCACAATATAGCCGACTTCGTCGGTGGCAAAAACGATGTCCTGTACCGTAGCCGGCGCGCCGGCGGTAGCGGCCGGCAAGGTGGTCTCATTCCAGGCCGTTTCCCCCCGGTTGTTGGTCCAGTAAACATCACCCTCACTATCCCCTACCCACCAACGAAACTCATCAATCACTTCCAGGGCGTCCAGGCTGAAAGCGGCCGGGGCGTTACTGGCCACGGCAAAGGTGCTACCCCGATTGAGCGAGTAAATAATGGCCGCCCCATCGCCTACCGCCACCACCGTATTTTCATAGCCATCAATCCGGTTAAGATTATCTGTGGCAGTGTTGGCCGGGTCCAGAACGTCTACTCCGCTGGTGATCACTTCCGATTTGTAGATGTAGCCGCCATCACCGCAGAAATAAATCTCACGCGGGTTAGAGACCCAGATGTCATTGGGGGCGTTGCCGCTGACGAAACCAGTGGTGACCTTGCTCCAGGTTCCGGGAATACCGGTGATACTATTCAGGGTAGAGATAAAGTAGCCGCCGGTAGCCCCATCGTTGAAGACGACAATGAGCCGCTGGCCCACCACATCAATCGCCTTGGGGATATCGTTGCTGGTCGCTCCATTGATGGCCGCCACCGTCCAGGTCAGGCCACCGTCCAGGCTATAAGCCACGCTTGGCCCCACGCCGGGAGAGGCGACGGTATTGTTCAGGACGGCGTATACCAACTTTGTGCCATTGTCATTAGGCCCACAGGCCCCACAACGGACCTTGGAGCCATAAACGACATCAATCACTTCGCTGGCGACCTCGGCGGCGGCTTTTTCACCGACGCTCATGCCGGCGACCACATATACCCCCGACTGGGCGGTGTAATCCTGGTCATCCTGGACCATTGAGTCGCCGTCGAAAGCGCTGCCGCCCGCAGTGGTAGAGGTTGATTTGGCGTTCGAGTAGATTTTGACGTAATCGGCCGCGTTGCGGGTGAAGACGCCGGGGTCTTTACATTTCCCGGTGACCTCGTAATAGTCAACCACGCAGTCGCGCAGGTCATACAATTGGCGAGGAATGGCCCCATGATGTTGCAGGAAATTGACGGTAAAGGTGTCAAAATCCGGGGCTGAAACTTCTGTCCCCACCCGGCGAAACTTTTTAAACTCGCTGGGGTCGCCCACGTTGATTGGGCTAATATCGCCATCGGGCAAGGTCCCGCTTTCAATGACCATGTACTGGCCATCAACGCCGGCGTAAAAAATGGGATTGTCGGCCCCGGGGCCTTGCGGTTGGTAAAAATACCGCTTATGTTGTTGGGTTACGATCTGATCTGCTGTTGGCAGTGGCATAATATGCTCCTTTAAGAAATTAAACTGATACCCCGCGAGACATCACGAGGTTTTTAACCTGTTTCCAGGCGTAAATATGACCGGAGAGCGTGCCAAATGGATTATTCAGATCCTCCGGGCTAACACTGTAACGCTCATCATTGGTCCCCCCCACTCTGGCCCGGTCAAACTGCCACCGCCATAGCCGTTGGTTGGCGTTGTCGCAGCCACAAATCCGGTAGGGGGCTAATTCGGCCATCGCCAGCCGGGCCACAATATGGCGCCACGAGCCGCCATAGCGGACCGAGCTATTGATTTCGCTTTCGTCCGCTCCGGCCAGATAGCGGATAGTCACCCGGTCTGGCTGGCGGCAAACAGACCAATTGACGGCCACATAGCGCTCATTGGTCGCGTCCCAGACAGCCTCGCCGACCGCAATCTCACCCAGGCGGTTGTCCCGGATGACCGCCCTGGCCAGGGCATAAGCCTGCGCGGCCGGATCGTTGGCGTAAGGATCAAATTCGGCCGATCCGGCGCAGGAGAGGCACGGGCAACAATTGTAAGGGGGGTCGGTTTCCCAGATTAGCATGGCCTGGGCCGTCTGAGGCGTGATCCCATTCGGGTCGGTATATACGCGCTGCACCGACAACTGGGTGACAAAATTAGCGGCGTCCGTGGGGTCAAGTTGTTGCGGATTCCAGGTCTGATACAAAACCGGCTTGACCAATAACCAACGCCGCCCGGTAATGGTGGCCACTGTGCCGGATACGGTCACCTGCACCGGCTCGATCTGCCAGCGGGGGCTGATCGGATCGCCAAAGCGGTCGGCTGAAATGAAATAGACCGCTATTTCAGCCGGGTCTGTGCCGGCGGTAACGGCGGCGGTGACGGTAAACGTGTCATCCAGGCCGCCGTTAAAAATTTCCGAGTAGGTCACCGGGTTGTCGCCCAGGTCTTCGAACGCCGCTGTGCCAATAGCGCGAATAAATCCCTCCCCGGCGTCAATCGCCAGATAGCGGCCGGTGGCGTCGGCCGGGCTGCCGAATTCCATACGCCGGTCATAAGGCCGGGGATATTGGAAGGTTTTCTCCACGTACTGGGGAGCTACCCGAAAATTGAGATATTCAAATAACCGTTGCTGGGCCGTTTCAATACTTTCCCGGATTTGTTCGCGCCCGGCCACGTCCGCATTTTGCCAGGCGTGTTCATAAACCAGGCCGTTGCAGGCGCTATCTATCTCCAGCCCGGCGATACTGTTGGTAGCCATTTGCCAAAAATGCCAGGGATGATAGCCCAAAATTTGCCGCCACGCTTCCAGGGAAAGCCCCAAAGCGCCACTGGCGGTGGATAACGTTGACGTTGTGACCGGCGTGCCGATGATACCACCCATTAGCTGACCACCTCCGTGTCAGGGTTCGGAAAGGTGTAGCCCGCTTTCTGAACCCAGATGAAATAAGTGCCCGGATCAAGGAACGGCTTTTCGTTGTTTGTGGCGTCGCGGGCCACGCCAAAGGTGTCTGTAACCCCCCGCCAGACGACATTAGCGCCGGCGTTATCGGTGGCGATGGAGACATTAGCCCCCTCAATCGGGTTACCGCTTCCCGCTTCGGTGACCGTATAGGTGTAGTCAACCCCGGCCACATTTCGGGCTTTGACCACATATTCCAGATTTTGCTGGATGGCCCCGGTCCCGGTTACCCGGATTGATACCGGGCCAACCGTGTCCGCTTCGGCCGCTGTGCTGAGATAGGTGTACCAGCCGTCACTCATCTCGGCTTTGGTTCCTCCGCTGGCGGCAAACGCGCCGCCGTTTTTGGCGATTTCCAGGGTAAAGCCCGCTCCCAGGCCGCTCACCTCGTTGCCGCTGGCGTCCACCATGACAAAGGTAATCCTATTCTGTTGGCTTTGCTCCCACATAAAGCCGGGCATTACCCTTATCCTCCCACCTTATCCCTGGTTTTTATCGTATCCTGCACGCGGACGCCCAGCGTTTTGGGGTGCCCCTCTGGCGTCAGTTCGACCGGCGCTTCTTGCTTTTGGGGTTGCGGTAATCTGGCAAAAAGATCAACCACATCCTGCCTGAATTTGAGAAAACAAAGCAGGGCCTCGATTGCCTTATCCGCGTCCTCTACCGGCGTCTCAAATTTAGCCGCTATCTCCCGGGCGAATTGTTGCCGGGCCGGGGTATTAATCACGGGAACACCTCCCCATCGGGGTTGATATGTTGGCAAAATATGGCGGTGTCCACCAGGAACGGGTACGTCATTTCCTGATAGGCGTCCCAGCCGGCTTTTTTGAAATAGCCCTCTTTCATCACCCGGTTGCACCAATTCAGGTCGGAAGTGCCCCCGAAAATACTCATATTTTGCGGTTCTTCCGGGTCGTACCAGATATCGCGGGGGCTTTCGAAGACGCGCCGGGTTTGTTGGCCGCCTACCTGATATGGGTCGCTATCGGCCCACATCTCACGCAGAATGCCCATATGGATTAGCAAGATGCCCGTGGGCACGCCATCGGCCCAGACCTTATCTCCCAGCTCGAAATCGGTATAAACCGAATTGCCGCGCCCCCGAAAAACGAGCGGGTACGATGGCCGCCCGCGACAAAAATAAAGCCCGCTGACGACCGGCGTCTCTTCCTTGAGCATATATTCATTAAATCTGATAAAAGCGTCGGGGGGCATAATGACATCATGCTCAATTAGTAATAGCCACTCCATCTCTTTTTCGATGGCGTATTTGACAATCAGGTTTTGGGCGTCGGCCACCTGGTAGCGGAGGGGCATATAGGCGCTAATGAATTGGTTCATATACAAATAAGACCAATTCATCGGAATGACCTGGCCGTAGCGGGCCCCCACCCATTCGATTCTGACCAGGCCGGTGACGGGGGTGCCGATCATAACCCGGTTAATATAGGAGTTGCCATTTTCATCAATGATGGTCCGGTATTGACGCACCGGGCTATTCGTATTTCGTTTCGGAAATAGCCTCTCCGGCGTTTCCGTTTTCGTCTGCGTTCCGTTTAACAAGGATCACCTCAATATTTGCGTCCGGAGACCAGTTCAAAAACTTGATCTCCCAGGGCTTAGGCCGGTAAATGTTATAAAGGAGGCCGTTAGTTCGATTTTCGTATGGATCAAAATAGGCCCAGGTGGTTTCATTGATTTCGTTGATGTGGGTTGGGTCCTGCAAAAAACCGTTTGAGCGGCCGTGCGGGCAACAAATGGCGAATTTCGCGCCAGGTTTCAAAATTCGCCACACCTCATTCATAAACCGGATAAAAGTGGGGACCGGCTCGATATCCCCGATGTAGGCGGCAATTTCGCTCTGGCTGATCAGTTCCCGATCCAGGAGCAACCGGATCAACCCCAACAGGCGTGGGTCAGGCAGAAAGGGGGGAATATGCTCCACCAGGTGGCTGGAGATAGCGTTGATTACGCTTTCGTCGGGTAGCGGCCAGGGGAATTTTTGAATATCCCAAACAATATCCACGCCGGGCAGTGGCCGGATGTCCAGCCCGACAAACCCTGCTTGCTTGTTGCCCCCACACCCGATGTCGAGCATAATGCCTGTCTGCTTTTGCAGGACCGTGGTTACGGCCTCATCATTAGCCGGTAAAGTCAATGTCATAAGTCACGTTTACATTTTGGTTGGTGTTCACCTGCGAACTGGCGTAGGTGTTACCGGCGAAAATCGTGCCGGTATCGGTATTGGATTGCTGGAAGAGCCCCACATTGGAAATGTTGGCCGTATTGGTCACAAACGATTGGGTGCTATCAAACGTGGCGGTGACTCGCAGGCGGCTGCTGGCCGAGGTGGCCAGAGTGGCCGCCGCCCGGCTATTAGCGCCGTGGGTCAATTCCCCCGGTAGCCCGGTCGCGGTATCGTTGACGGTTGTGCCGGTGCCCAGGGCGACGTGGGAGACCCGCAGGCTGCCGGCGCCGCCACTCATCAATTGCAAGATGTAGCGGTCCATCCCCTCGTTGGTGACGTTATTGGGCACATAGCCCGAATCGCCCACGATTTCGCCATCCTGCGTGATCTGGATGCGGTAAAACCCTTTAATCTTGGCTCTATCTTGTTGTCTCATCACATAACTCCTTTAAGACCTACATATTCTTAAACATTCCCCGGAACATTCCTTTGAAAACGACCTCCCGCAAAAATGCGGCTACAATCAAAAGGGTGACCGTATCGCTAACGCCAATAGTCTCCGCCGCCTGGATGAATAGTTCCGGTAAAAGCGCTGTGGTTGCCTCGCTGATTGCTACTGTTTCCGAGGCGTTAATAAAGCTGGTCAATTGGGCAGCCATCAGTTCAGTCATGGTGATCGTCTCGCCTGCCGCTATATTCAGGCTGAATAGGACCTGCGCACTTTCGGCCAGGGTGATGGCCTCAGCCACAACCACAAAACTGGTCAAGAGCAGACCGGCCGTCTCGCTTAGACTGATGCCGTCTGAAACCAGGATTTGTAACGCCCCCACGGCCTGAATGAGAACCGAGATGATTTCCGAAATGGTGATAGTTTCCGAAACGGTGATGAAGTTGGTTAAGAGCAACTTGATCGTTTCATTGATGGTCACTGTCTCGGAGGCGTTTACCATGCTGGTCAAGAGGAGGGTGATTGTTTCACTCAGGCTGATCCCATCCGAAACACTAATAAAACTGGATAAGAGTAGCTTGACCGCTTCGCCAATGGTGACGCTATCAGCCACGGCAATCAGATTGATTAAGGCCACATTGACCGCTTCCACTATGCTGATCGGATCGCTAACCTGAATAAAACTGGTCAGCAGCAACGCGGCGGCTTCGTTAACCGTGATAGTCTCGGAAACATTAACGAAACTGGTCAGGAGTAGTTTGACCGTCTCGCCAATGGTGACGCTATCAGAAACCATCAACTGCAAAACGCCTTCAATCTGGACAATGACGCTAACCGCCTCGCCAAGACTGATACTATCAGCCGCCCGGATAAAACTGGTCAGGAGTAGTTTGACTGTCTCGCCAATGGTGACACCATCCGAGACGCTAATCAGATGCGCCAGGGTCAAGGCGACTGTTTCCGGGATGGTTACGCCATCAGAAACCTGGATCAAATGAATCAGGGCCAAATTGACCGCTTCAGTTATAGCAATCGGGTCGCTGACCTGAATGAAACCGACCAGCGCCATGCTAACCGTTTCGCTTAAGCTGATCGTTTCGCTGGCCTGAATGAAACCGGTTAAAAGCGCCTTAACCGTCTCACCTACGGTTACACTATCCGAGACGCTAATCAGATTGATCAGGGTCACGGCTACCGCTTCGCTGATCGTTACACTGTCCGAGACGTTGACGAAACTGGTCAAAAGCAGCTTAATCGGCGTCGAAATCGTCAGGCTTTCCGAAACGCTAATAAAACTCGTCAACAGGGGGCTGGCCGTTTCGTTTAAGCTGATCCCATCGGAAACATTAATGAAACTGGTCAAAAGTAGTTTGACCGCTTCACTGACAATCACACTCTCAGTAACCGTCACCATGTGCGTCAAGATCATATTGACCGCTTCAGCCACCGTAATGGTGTCCGAAACACCAACGAAATTGACGACCAGCAATTTAACGGCTTCCGAAATCGTCACCCCTTCAGAAGCGCTGATAGCCAGCGGATTAGCTGCTGCATACTCATAAAAATATTCCCGGTCTGTAAGCCACCGGTCAAAATCGCCACTGCTACCGGCCAGCGGTTTTAATACCTGGAAGGAAGTCTGAGCCGTGATCCAGGTGTTAAAAATGGTTGAGGTCATTTAGCGCCGCTCCCTCTTCAAATAGCCCGACTTGGGAGGAAAATCGGAGGCTTTGGGTCGTTTGATATAAACGCGCCAGGGCATCAGCTCACCTCCAGATCATCAAAATAGGTGGCGTAGCTACCGGAGGTGGCTGTATTGTTGCTGACCAGTTCCACAATGAAATAGTCAGGCGTGGCCGCCGGCGTAAACGTATCGCTCAATTGGTTCCAGGCGCCACTTGACCCGACATCGGTCGTCGTCCGATCCGCTTGCCCCGGCTGCTTGATAATCATCTGGGGATTTGTGCCGGCGTAATTGGCCTCGCGTCGCACGTAGACGCTAACCGTGGTGCTGATCGCCGCGCCGGCTGGCACAATGAATTGGCGACGGTCGGCGTCAGGCATTTGGGCGGCCGCCGTGCCACTGCGCACCGTAGTGGTCTCCCGTTGGAAATCATTAAATTGGGTCGTCCCCCACGATTTCTTGGCCGAGGTGGTAGGCCGCGCTATGCCGAAAATATCGTCTGTCGCTTCACCTGTCCCCGCAATAGCGGCGATGGGTGACCATTCAGAAAGGGCGCTAAAAAACCAGGGGACCAATCTGAATTCAGCCAACAAAATGGGCAACGCGAAAAGCGGCGGGTAGGTCTGGCTATTCGAGCCGGTGGCTGTGTTGGCGCGGTCGGTGCTGTTGTTGAAAAAGGTATTGTAATCTTCAACGATATCGCCGGTGACTGTCCCCACGAGCGCCGTGTTATCGGTATTGGTGAAAATCGAATTATTGACGCTGGTGAATTGGCCGGCCCCGGTGCCGGCGGTGACGGTCACATCTATCCCATTACTCCCGGAAGCGAAAAAGAGACAATTCTTAAAAAGGGTATCGCCGATTCGGTCAATCCTGGCTATAGCGGCGGCAGAGGAGATGAAAAGGCAGTTTTCAATCAAATGGTTGGTCCCGGTCACCACCGAGGTGTGAGTTAGCCGGATATGATTGCCTGAACAACCAATGAAAACACATCGCCGGCAGGTGAAGTCACTTTGGCTCGCGCCGTCAACCCGGATGCTGGTGGCGGTGGCGCTGAAGGCGCAATCTTCTACGATCCAGTTGGTGCCATTGGTATTGTTAATGGCCGAGACCGAGGGCAGATCAAAATGAAACCCCCGGAAAGTGCGGTAGTCGAACGAGGTGCCGCTGATACAATTAGAGCGGGTGGTGGTTTGATCATCGTCTGATCCGGTTATCCTGACCACGCCCCCCACGCCATCGGTGTTAACCCCGCTGACATCGGCGATGTAAGTGATCGGGGAACCCGAAGAGCCGGAAACGTCAACCGTCAACGTTTCCCGGTAGACGCCCGGCCCCACATATACCGTGTCGCCGGCGGTGACCGCAATATCTTCTACGCCGTTGAGTGTTAACTTTCTATTAGCCCAGCTAGTCCCCGAATTGCCGTTATTGCCTCCGGGTCCCACGAAGTAATCGGTCACGGACTATCCACTCCTGCGATTTCACGTAAAGCGGCCAACATCAGCTCGGTCAGATGTTGTTTAAGCCATTGGTTACTGATGGCCGGGTTGCCCAAAATGTTGGGGAACAAAATTGTCTGGCTGACGCTGCCGGGGGTACCATCATTTTTAATCCACTCGATGAATAGATCGACTGAGTATTGATCAACCAGTACCTGGGCGCCGGTGGCCTGATAATTTTCTATGGTTACGTTGACATTGCGGGCCATTATTTCTCCATCCCATAATCAATTAAGCGTCGCGCCCCTTCGGCCACGGCCAACCATTCTCGCAGCCGGGGCGGGGCAATGATAAAAACCAGCGCCAGCCAAAATGAAATGCAGTAAGGGCAGCTAAACCCCCGATAAATCCAGTGATCGGGGGGGTAATGGTCATAGATATAATTTCTAAGGCGGCCAAAAATATCGGCCGGTCCATCCTCGGTCAAAATCATCCAGGTTAGCCGGTAAGCCGCCAGGACCGCCAAACAGAGGTCAAGCCCGCGTTGCATTACGTACATCTCGCACCGTAATCAACCCATCTTTCCCGGTGCCGGTGATGGTGTGCAGATCAATCCCCGCTTCCGTCGCCCGTTCAATGGCGGTCGGGGTGGCGTTAATCGTCCCATTGGTTTGGCCAATCTCTTCCGGCGGACTGGTGGCCACCGCCTCTTGACTGATAGCCTGATAATTGATGGCCACCGGCGGCGGTAAATTTGAGCTATTCGTCGCCGTTTGGGGCGTCTCCTCTACCCTCCACTCCCCGGTCGATTTTAACCGCTCAACGTCCGCCGGATCGGCGTCGATGTAGCGACCCACGGCGTTATTGCCGCCGCGATAGGTTCGAGTTAATTTCACGCCGCCCACCCGGACATAATCTTTCGAGCCGGGGCGGCTGCCAACAAACTTCATTCTGGTCATGCTGTTCGTCTCCTGATTAGTTTCTTCTTCCAGCGCAGCCGCAGCCATCTGTCCCCAGATAGTCGCTTTTTTCGCCTTCAGCAATACATTCGCGCCATTACCACGGCATCCACAACTCATGATCTCATTCGCTCCTGTGTAATAGGCTTGATAGCGTTTTTTTAGGATTGGTAAAAGCTCTTTCATCTGCGAGGCGGCCCGGTCGCGCCGTTGACCGCTATAGTTGCGATAGACAAACGTTTCTACCGGCAACAAAACGCCACACACGCCATTAATGGCGCATTTAAGGGCAAAGTCCCAATCTTCCCAGCCGGGCAACGCCTCATCAAAGCCCCCCACCCCGATGGCGTCCTGCCGCCACATCAGCACATTCATGGCGTGCTGTCCGTGCCAATCGGTCTGGACGTATGGCTTCAGGCGCTCGTGTTTCATCTTCCCCTGCGGGCTGACAGAGATGTAGTTGCTATAGATGTAGCGGCTCGCGCCGTGTTTGATGAACGCCTGCAAACTGTCGTGTAGAGCGTTTGAGAGTAGCCAGTCATCGCCATCCAAAAAATAAACCAACTCCCCCTTGGCGGCTTGCAGCCCCAGGTTACGGGCGTGACCCGCCCCACGCGGGGCATTCTCTGTTTCCAGGATGGTGGCCCACTGGTGACCCGGCAGAGGTAACGGTCGCCCGGTGTCGTTAATAACGATGGCTTCCCAGTTGGTGACTGCTTGAGCGTGCAGGCTGTCCAGGGCGTCAAGGACATATTCACTATGCCCCGGGCCGACCGGGATGATAACGCTAATTAACGGGTCTTGTTGGTGGTCAATATTCCAACTTTTTATATCGGAGGGCGGCTTGGCCTGCGCTCCAAAGGGTACTAAGAGGGGCGGCGGCGTGAGCCGTTTGGCCATCGCTCGCGTGCCCTCATGATAATTCGAGGCCAGCCGCCAGCCATACCAGGCGCACCAGTCGCCATCACCATCCGCATATTTTTGGCGCTCTGTACTCCCTTTTGAATCCGGGCGCAAGCGGTAAAAGATAGTGGGTTGATCAGTGACCTTTTTAGCCCGGAAGCCGAATGAGGTCAGCCGGCACCAGAGCGAGGCGTCTTCTGCTCGCCAATCACGCCGGCGATAGCCGCCTGAATTTTCAAGCGCTTCCCGGCGCATCAGAGCGCAATAAAAGGGCTGGTTGATGTGGGCCATTTGCGCCAGCCAGTTGAATTCATTGGCCTGGCTGATCTCGCTATGGAATGATTGGCCATCCTCACTCATCATCAGTAGATTGCCATAGGCGATGTGAATTGAGGGGTCTTTATCCAGGGCCTCCATTAAGGGCAATAATCCGGCCGGCGTCAGCATATCATCCGCGTCCAGCGGGAAAACATACTCGCCGCTGCTAAACGAAAAGCCGAAATTTCTGGCCCCGGAGAGACCCAGGTTATGCTCCGGCTCCCGGTAAATAAACCGCTCGTCCCTGGCGCAAAAGAGTCTGGCCACGCTGCGGGTGTCATCGCTTGATTTGTCATCAACGATAACACATTCCCAATTATCAAATGGCAGCCCCAGCACGCTGCTGAGACAGGCTTCCAGATAACGGCCCAGGTTGTAGCAGGTAACAATGATGGACACCTTGGGGCGGGGGGTGTTCGCGCGCGAACATTGTTCATGGAAAATATTCGCGTACTGTTCGATTTTATTGAGCCAGCCCCAGCGTTCGCGGACATCGGCCAGACAGTTGGCGCTCAGGCGATCCCTTTCAACCCAGGCGGTGTTGACCGCCTCGATCAGGGCGTCATAATCTTCAAACGGGACCAGGTAGCCGGTCTGGCCGGGGATGATAATCTCGGAGTTGCCCCCAAAATCCCAGCCGACCACGGGCACGCCACAGGCCATCGCCTCCAAGGTGCCAATGCCAAACGTCTCCCGGGCGGTTGATAGATATAGCCCGGCTTCCTGGATGTAGGGTTTCATCTGCTGGTAAGGCTGCGGGCCGATCACCTTGATATTGCCGGCTGTGCGCGGGCCAATCGTGGAGACAAAGGTTTGTTTGGGGAGTCGTTGGGCCAGATTGATCATCTGATTGACATTAGAAACGACATCCGAGCGGGCTTTATTCCACAGGATATAGCCGCCATTATTACCGGGCGCCCATTCGTCCGGATCGACGCCATGATGGATGGGCCTGACCGGCCGGTAAATGCCCCGCCGCAACGCCCTCGCGACCCAATGAGAAGGGGCGGTCACTATTTTCGCCCGAACCATATTTTCGATGACCATCTGATTGGCCAGATAACAATCAGGCGGCCAATCGTAATTGGACCAATAGAGGCCGTGACAGGAAGCGACCAGGGGCTTATGGGGCGGGTAATCAACCAGGTCGCCGGCGTGGCAATTGATAACATCGGCCTCGTCTGGCTTATCAACCACTTCTACCTCGAAAATAGGCAGGTATTTGCGCTGGGCTTCAATTACCCGGCGGATGCCGCCATCAGCCCGATCCGGGTTTTTTAATTGGGGAGAGATGTATACTTTGGTCATTTTACACCGCCACCAGGTTGTAGTCCCAGGAAGCCGTTATATTCGTGTCTGTATCTGACACGCTAATCACCGCCAGCCTGATATTAGTTAAGGCGTCAAACACAAGCCCACTTTCCGGCTTGTTTAGGGGGCTGCTGGTAGTAATCTCGAAATTTCGCTTGGTTATCCAGGAGCCGCCACTGATTCGCGACTGTAATTCAATGTTGGCGCTTCCAGGCAGGCCATTGGCCCGGGCGCAGTAGACGAAAAGTTGTTTGATCTGGTATTTCATCCCGGCAGGAACGGTATCTGTCGCTTGCTGCGTTTGCCCTTTGCCGGGGGGAATGTAGGCCAGAACGGTAGATAAGTCATTGGGGACGCCACCGGTGTGGGCGTTTTGGGTATTGAGATAGACGTGCCCCACATTTATATTTTCATTGCTAACGACCAACCGGTTGCTATCCAGTCCTGTTACCCCCAGGCTGACCGCCGTCTGACCATTAAGGTTGACTGTTATTGTCTGCCGGTTCCCGTCGCTATCCAGATAATACACATCCACATCCACATCGGTGTCGCTGCCGCTACTGGAGGATAGATAAAGCGATTGGGCGCTGGTCGGAAAGGTTTTTCTGTCAACCCGATTAGCCAGGTTATCATCGGCCAATCGCCATGCGTCCACGGTATTGTCCGCCGCGTCCAGAAATTTCACTCCACCGAATTTCTCATCTTCCAAGATACCACCAATGCGTCCCAGCGCCAGGTCTACTGACGTAGGCACCGAGCGCACAATGATAGCGTCCGCGTCTGCGGCAATGCTCAGATTCAGGGGGGCGTTCCCTTGCCGAAACATTCCCCAAAATGTACTCAGGGAGAAACTTCCCTGAGCTACGGAACCATTGAGAAATCGCACCCGGGTGGGGCGTGGCAGTTTAACCGCCGTGTGGAATTCCGGTGTGTTCGCCGCCACCGAAAAACCATTTGTCGGGAAGGCTCGCCAGGAGCCTCCCTCATCTTGAAACTCAAAAAACAGCGTGCCATCCTGGTCGGCCACGCAAAAAACGCCAATATCAGGATAGCCATTCTCTTCACCCTCGCCGGTAAATTCACCATCAGATCCCAAAATAGTCGTACTGCTATTAGCCGTAGATTTGATACCGGTTTGGCCAATCTGGGACAAGTCCAGCGAAACGGGCACTGATATATCGGCGGCGGCTGAGGCGATATGAATAGGCGTGGCGGCAGCCCCTATTAGTTTTGCCATCAGTAGCTCCTCTCCGCGCCAATATGGCCGAATAGGCCCCAGGTGCCTATATCAATCGGAATCAGGATGTCAGGACCTTTTCTTTGCTGCACCCGGGTGTCATAAGCCACCTCGGTGTCGCCCGGTTTTAGGCCGGTCGGGTAATCGCCATAGGCCTGGTGAAAGCGGTTGTGACGCAGGGAGGGGTTACCGGAGAAATAATAAGCCGGCCCTTTTTGTAGTTTGAGATAGACCTGCGCGCCGTCGCCAACGATTTGGCCCTGCAACCCGACCGGGATGCGACCCAGCCGGATCATACCCACGTCAGACTGGTTAATGAGCGCCTGCTCATAATGGCTGGGATTAAAGGGGCGATCTAATACCCAATCATCCTCCAGCCACATGGTCACCGGGTCGTGTTTGGCTGATTCCCGCCAGGCGATATTGGCCAGCGCCCCGTACCCGATGCGAGACGAATAAAGGCTGATCATATCAAAACCGATTTCTGTTTCCAGCGCCTTGAGGTGATCAATCGGGCTACCATCGTCAACCACCAGCCAACGGGCCGGATAATCCAGCCGCTCCTTAATGGCCCGGATGGTGGCCAGAGCGTAAGCGGTGCGAGCGTAGGTTTGCAGGATGATGATCATTGCTCCACCTCTGCCAGCAGTGAACTGAATTCCGCCGCAGTTAGCCGGGGCGCTTCCAGGGAGGTGTAGGAGTGGCCGATTTCGCCCTGCCGGCCCCGATGAATGATAAAACAATGGTTGTATTCAGTAGCCGCTTCATCCGGTGATAGCAGCCATTCGTGCAACCGTTCCATCGAACGCAGGCCAATCTCGGTGATAGGGGGATCTTCATCGCCGCCGGTTACCAGGCGAATCATATCCAATAGCGGCAAAGCCTTGACCTTTGGGATCAGGATGGACCCATTGTCGCTGTTAAAAGCCCGCATTACCACCTCAACGGCCTGGGCCGGTGACATCCAAAAACGGGTCATCCGCCGATCGGTCACGGTGAGCGGATAGCCCTGCGCGTGTTGTTGCCGCCAGAGGGGGATGACCGACCCCCGGCTCTCCAAAACGTTGCCATAACGGACCAGTTTGAATTGGCAGCCACTGTCCAACGTCTGGCTCTGGAAAATTCGTTCCATCATTAGCTTGCTGGCCCCGTAGACAGTGACCGGCTGGCAGGCTTTGTCCGTACTGATGCCGATGCACTGTTCCACGCCATACATCGCGCAGGCCCGGGCTACATATTCAGAGCCGATTACATTGACCTCATGGCACATGCCCGGTTGGGCTTCACATTCAGGGATACGTTTCATCGCCGCCGCATGAATGACGATGTCGTGCCCGGCTACCGTGGCCGCGATCAGATCCCGGTCGCGCACATCTCCCAGGACGTAACGGCACTGGGGATATTGCTGGCGCATCCGGGCTTGCAGTGATTCTGACCGGCTAAAAATAGTGAGCTGGTAGGACTCATACAGCCGTTTGACCAAAGCTTGGCCCAGGGTGCCGGAGCCGCCGGTAATTAGTATCTTTTTCATGCGGACGGCTCTCCTCTGACAAAGACCTGTAAATTGGCCGGCAGATGGTGCATCGGGCCGGTTGTCATTGTCCACAAGGCGGCCAATCTGATGGTCGCGTCACTATGATAGGTCATCCCCAGTTCACTAAATTTTTCTCGCCATTTGAAGGGAGGCGTCAGGTTGACGTGATTGTCACCTTGTTGCCCGGGCAACGCGGCGGTGAAAATCAGCCAGCCGCCGTTATCAATGATATGATCGACGATGGACCGGCAAAAAATGTCCGCCGCCGCTTCGGGTAAATGTTCGGCCACCTCGATAGAGGTGACCAATTGAAACTTCCGCTCCAACTTCAAGGGGCGACGCAAGTCGTGAATGATGTCGGGGGGGGTGGCGATTACATCGACCCCGACCGCATCCACGCCGCAAGCGCGGGCCAGGCGGACCATTGCCCCGGAGCCGCAACCGAAGTCGATATAAGTTTCCGGTCGCCCCAGTAACGCCCAGATGGTTAGTAGCGCCCGCCGGTTCCAAAGGTCGAACTCGGTCAAGGCCTGGCGGCGCGTGGCCGCGCTCTGCGCGTCTGGCTCATAATAATCTTTGACTTTATTCACAATCCTGTCTCCTGTGTGGTTTATCAAATGATTAATCCCCCCTTTGGTCGAACTGTGTAGGGGGGACGGGAGCCACCCCGTCCCCCACCACACAGGAGGGATCTAACCATAATGGTTAGCTAACGGGCGGGAAATAGCTGGGCCCGAAACCGATATAGTCAGTCCGGCCGCCGTCAACAAAGTAGGCGGCGTCAGTGAACGGCTCACGCTCGTGGATCAGCGGCTGGTAGGCCACGTTTTGCAACCGGGCCGCCAGATACGGCGTCTCCAACATCAGGCGCGGTTGCACCCAGCCCGCGATTTGGATACACATATTTTGCGGGAAATACCGATGGAAGAGATACCGGCCATTCACCGTAGTTTCGTAGACGCCGGGAGGGGCCAGGAGGCGAGCGCCCTGCATCGGGCCGTTTGGCCGGTCGAAATTGGCGTACTCCATATAGGTGGCCAAATTCCCGTCTTCGGAAATCGGGGCGTTATTGCCGCCGCCGCGCACGGTGAAGGGCACAAAATAGATGTCGCTGGAAAACACGCCCGGTGTCACTTCAGTTTCAGTGGGACAGTCGTCAATGATGACCGGCACCCGTTGCCCGTCAATGAGCAGATATTGGCCGGTCCGGCTCAGTTGGTCGCCCCGCATTTCGTCAGTCATTCTGTTCAGCTCTTCCCGGCTGGAATTAGCCCGATTGGTGCTTTGGCCACCGGAGATCAGGTCGCAGCGATATGTCTGATACCCGCAAGGCCAGACAGCGGTCAGTTCGTAGAAGAGCCCCCAGCGCATCGCCAGGCGGATATCGGCCGGCGCCAGCCCGGCCCGGCCGGCGATATATTGCAGGTTGCGGTAGATGTAGGTGATCTCGACGACAATGTCTTCCGCGCTCTGGGCATTGATCGAGATATTGCCGTTGTTGAAATCGCGCACAATACTGTCGGCCGCCGGACAGGCTTGGCCGGTGACTGCGTCCTGATAACCGGTGTTAATCAACAGGTCCAAACCGCGATAATATTCGCGGCCACTGGCGCCGGTCACGCCGCTATTGTTGGCCGGATCGCCGGTGTAGACATCACAGGCGAAATCGCGGAGCATGGCCACAGCCAGCTCGAACATCAGCTTGCCAAATTCGGTATTGATTAATTGGGCGAAATCGCTGGAGCCAGGGGTAACCGGGGCGGGCACATCGGCCGCCGAGAAGGGGTCTCCCACCAGCATCATATCAGTGAATTCCCCCCGGTTGGTCACCAAACCAAACCGGTCCAGCCGTATCTCGCGTGACTTCCGGCCGCCCCAGCCAAACGTCCGCACTTGGGTGCAGATTTTGGACGCGCCGGCCACGGGGGGATCATCGCAGCGAGTCGCCGGTTCGTCGCCGGTGGTGGCGGTTACCCCGGTGAAAATGCCGGTCAAGGGATCGGTCTCGTTGGAGTTGCGGGCCGGCAGATGGGCCATTAAGCCCAGGCCGGGCAAGATCATGGCGTTGGCCAGGCCGGGCCGTAACCCCAGCGGGCTCAACAGCCCGCCAGGACCGTGCGCGTAAATGTTGGAGGGAGTGCCTGACGGTCCTTTGTAAGTCATCCCTCCGGCCAGTTTTAAGGCCAGTTGTTCGGCCAGACGGGCGTAATCAATTTGCGTAATCATAGTGTTCTTTACTCCTTAAAATCTGATTAGATCACAGAAATTTGTTTATTTATTTAGCCCATCGGTCGGCGCGACTCCCCAATAGGGGTGGCTGGGCAGGCTCTTGGCAAATGCGTTAGCCGCCTGAGCAAATGGCGCTACTTCAGGCCGGGCGGACTTGACCGCTTCGACAATCGCGGTTTCCGGGTCGGTGGTTTCGGTCTCTTTGGTGTCCGTAATGGTCGGCGCTTGTTGGCTGGCCCGGTAGCCGTTTTGGCTGGCCCTGGGTTGGGTTCCTTCTAAGGACCGCAGCCGCTGGTCCAAAGTTTCAGTTGATTGGCGGGCGTTTTTTTGGCTGGCCTCAATCATCCCGGTCAGGGCGGCGATAGCCTGGTCGTGCTTTTCCAGCATGCCCATAATGCGCTTGAGCAATTCGGCCACATCCCCTTCCTCGACCATCGTCTGGCCTTCCTCGGCCAGTGCCTCTCCCTCGGCCATCATCGCCTCTCCTTCACCAGCCGCTTTTTCAGTCGCGCCTTTCTGGGCGACGGGTGGTGAGGACGCGGGAGGGGTGGTTGCCGTTAGTGATTTGATGGCTTGATCGTGCGCTTCCATCATGGTCATCATCCGCTCCAATAGCGCTCTGCTCTCGCTGCCGGTCTGGGCGGCCTTTGTGGCTTCGGCCTCGGCTTCAGCCTGAGCGGCTTCGTGTTCCTTCAGTAACAGGGAATATTCCAACAGTTCGTCGCCGGTCATATTCTCTAAATCGCGTTGGCTTTTGTACACAAAGCCGGCCTGTTGGGCGCTTTTATCGGTGGCGCTAATGTCCCCCAACAGTTTGGCCGCCTCTGCCGGACCAACCAGGTTGATAAATTCCTTAATTTTATCGGTGTTCATAACAGTCTCCTTTACCGTAAATAACGAGGTAAAAATATTTGCCGCTTTTTCTACGGGTAATAAACTTCGTTCAAAGATCGAAATAATATTGAATGTCCCATCTGGCCCCGGTTCGTAAGCCGGATGTTTAAACCCAATCGAGCCCCCCAGTTTGGCCGCTTTTTGAGCGGCAATTTCTCCCACCCGCTCGTTAATAAAATTGCCTGATTCCACGAGCATCCGCCCGTAAACCATCCCGAAATCGGTCTGGCCGATTTTGATCGGCGTATGCCACCACAAAAGAGGCCCGTGTTCTCCGCTGGCGTCCAGTTGGGCCACCGCCTGCTTCAGCGCCTGGGTGGAGACGATTTCACCGTCTCGATCCCGGTAGGCGGACGACGAAACCATCACCCATCTGTACCGGCCGTTACTGTCCTTAAAAACGATCAAGCCGGGCCTTAATGACTTGGCGGCCAGCAAACTGTCCAGATCGTTTTTCGGGATGATCAGCGCCCTGGCCAGGGCCAATAAGAGCCGGTCGCTCGGGGTCGTTATTTCGCCCCGTTCGATTTGGCCCAGGGCGCTGGGGGAACAACCCACCACGTTGGCCAGCCGGGGCAATGACCAGCCTTTGGCCTGTCGTCGTTGGCGCAGATAGTTCCCCAGGGGGCTGCCGGGCCCGGTCGCTTTTTTCTTTTTGCCCAGGCCGGCGACGCTGAATAGACCACCGGGGCCGTGAGCATAGCCGCCCCCATCAACCCCGCTAGTTCCTTTTTCATCCACTTGCCAGGCGGCCGGCAGTTTTTCCATGAAGCTCGGCCCTTTGCGCCTGGCAATTCGGGTCAGGCGACGTTGGAAATCCTCAAAGGTAAACCCGCTATCCCTGACCGCCGAGGCCCGGCCCCAGGCTCTGACCGCCGCTTCTACATCCGCCGGCTGGCGGATGGGAAAGGAGCGCGTTTCCGGGAAAACGAAGTCGCTGTTAGCCAGCTCATCCCGGACAGCGCTTGATATTTCCCGTTTCAGACGAGTATTGTTATTCATAGGCGTCTCTTTTCCGGTTTTCAGACCGAGGCGTTTTCTGGCCGCCGCAACCCATTCGTCCCGGGCGGCCAGGCGGCTCTTATTGGCGGCGGCTAAACTGGCCAACCGTTCCCGCGAGGCGGCGATATCGGGCAGCCATTGGTCGCAGGTATATTCCGGGTCATAGGTGAAATCGAACTTTTGACAGTGGTTGGTTGGGTTGGCCCCAAAACGACAGTCACCACAAATCTGGGTGGAGGCCGGCCCGGCCGGCCGGTAGTTGGCCTGGTCGATAGCCGTCTCGTCACTGGCTCGCAGGGTTTCCTTGACAATGGCGCTGCGGCAGATAGCGATGGCGGCGCTTTTATCGCGCCCGGTGGCCATCACCGCCGTCACGCAACGGTCGATTTTCTTTTCCTGTTCGCTCCCGGCCGGGATGCCCGGATACGGCATTAAAAGGCCTCCTTGCGCCAGCGCCATGCGCTCCCAATGATGGCGTTTAAATCGTGGCGCGGTCGCCAACTCAGCCAGCGCCGGGTTATTTCGTAATCAGCCACCAGCCGGTCAGGATCGCCGGGGCGACGCGCCCCTACCCGGCAGGGAATATGCCGGCCGGTCACGCTACTGGCGGCGGCAATAATCTCCCGGACGCTATAGCCCTGTCCACTGCCCAAATTAAAAACCGGGGATAATGGCTTTTTATCACGTAGGACGTTCAACGCCAGCAAATGGGCTTCGGCCAGGTCGCTGACGTGAATGTAGTCGCGAATACAGGTTCCATCCGGGGTGGCGTAATTGTCGCCGTAGATGATTAGCTCCGGCCGCCGGCCCAGGGCCACATCCAATACCAGGGGCAGCAGGTGGGTTTCCTGAGCCCGGTTCTCGCCTCGCTGGCTGGTGGCGCCGGCGGCGTTGAAATAGCGCAGGCTAACGCTGGGTAACCCTTTGTGTTGGCGCAGCCAGCGCAGCATACGCTCGATATAATATTTGCTTTCGCCGTAAGGGGAGCCGGGGTCAATCCGGTCAGTAATGGTGATCGGTTTTTCCTGGGGGGCGTAGACATTAGCGCTGGAAGAGAAAATGAAGGGGAGCCGTTTTTCCTGGGCAAATTCAAGCAGGCTGGCCGCCATCATGACATTTTCCCGGAGATAGGCCAACGGTTGCCGGGCCGCCTCGCAGATCAGCGTCCGCGAGGCCAGGTGAATGATGGCTTCGACTTCGTGGGGATCAATGAAATGTTGTAGCGCTTCCTTAGCGCCGGTCGCAGCCAGGTCTATTTTGATGAATGTAGCCTGCGGGTTGATGGCGTTGAGATTGCCGGTAGAGAGGTTGTCCACGACGATCACTGTTTCGCCCGTCTCTACCAACCGGTCCACGATCACGCTACCTATATAGCCGGCTCCGCCGGTCACCAAAATGGTCATAAATTTAAAACCAAAAAAGCGGCCTGCCATCTCATTGGATGACAAGCCGCTTTGGGCTATTCTCGTATTTATTTAGGCGGGTGGGTCGGTTCACCACCCTGAGCCGGATGTTCGCGCGCGAACATCCGATCTATATTATGATAAAATCATAACAGGATTTCACATTCGAGTCAAATGTAGCGAGTTAAAAAACGGTTTCCCGCATATTCATCCTCTGGCGAATTCACTGATCACCCCCGGCGTAGCGGTGTCAAAACCGACTACATCTAGCATTCCCGGATCAGCCGGATCAGCCACGGTTGTCAATTATCAATTGTCAATTACTAAACTTCCCCCCCGCTCCCCGGTCCCTCCCCCTCCAACAGGCGGGCGAAAATGTCTTTTGGATATAGCTTCACCACCTGCAGCTCTTCCCGGCCCACGCAATTCCCATGCGCGTCAAAATAGGCGACCAGGGTCACCTTTTTGCAAGCGCCGCCCCCTACGGCCGCTTGCAGCGCGTTCACTAAATGCCAGATGCTATTTTGCCGTGATGGTAATTTTGCGATGGCCATTGATTATTGCTCACCCCAATTCGGCCAGGATAGCCCGGTCAATAATGCCCGGCAGCAGGGCGTTCCATTTGTCGGCGATCAACTGGTCGAATTTCCGGGCTTTGGTCCCCGGATGTTGCACGCCCAACGAATAGACAGTGGGACCGTATTTCCCCCCGGCCTGCGAGCCAATGGTCCCGACGACCGTCTTGGCTCTGTAGTTAGCCTGGAAGACCAGGCGCGAGGCTACCCGGGGTAAAATAGGATGGGGGCGGGTGCCGTCATTGACAAATGTATACCGGTCATCAGTGATAAAAATCTCGGCCTCGGCGTCGCCTATCAGTTTGATTTGTACCTCTGGCCGCTTATTCCAGGTCTGGGTAGTGGTGTCAAAATCAACCTTAATATCTTTTGCCCTGGCGGTGCGCACGTTTGAGAGCATGCGCCGGAAGGACGCCTCGTTAAATAGTCCGCCCGGTATCTGGATCGCCTCTATCCCAATCTTAGTCATTATCCTGTGTTCCTATCCGGGAGGGGATGCCGCCCCGGTTTCTGTGAGTATGCCAATAAGCCGCCCAGCGCTGCCGTTGGCGGCCACAGACACGCACACAAATACAGTCCCGCCGGCAAATATGCGCCGTGCCACTGACAAACTGGAGCGTGTTTCCGATTTTTGACTGTTTGCTCATCTTTAGTCATTGACAATTGACAATTGATAATTGACAATTCCTTATAGTAATGCGCCGCCCCGGATTCTGACCGGATACCATTGCGCGCCCCGCTCGATGCAGGTCTGGCAACTATCCCGGGCGTGGCGTTCCCAATAGGCGTCATAGTCTCCCTGTTCGGCGTCCAGGGTTTCCACTCGCCAGCCACATAGACAATTCGACAAACATTGCGTTCCCTCGGCCGGCATGGCCGGCAAGGGCAACACCCGGCCCACCTGGCGAATGATATCGCCGTGCCAATAGGCCGCCTTGATGGCGCTGCCGTACATCCGGGCCCGGGCGGCGTAACCTTCTAGCCAATCCGTCCCCCGGATGTCGGCGGCGAAATTTTCCAGGAAGGCCAGTTGGATCGCGACCAGGCGTTGGACAGTCGCGCTCAACTCGGCCAAATCGGCCCCGTCTGCGCCTACCTCGGCCGCCTCCTGGTGGAATTTATCAATGATACCCGTCATTTCCCGTTGCCACTCGTCCGGCGTCAGTAACTCCAACGAGATCAGGGTGGAAACGTTGTCAATCTGGGCAATTGCCCGCTCAATCACCGCTCGCAGATCGGCCGGCAAGGCGCTTAAATCAAGCATTTTTAACCGCCTTCTGGCGTTGGTGGTCATTATATCCTCTCAAATCGCTGGCGTTGGTCAAATGAAAATAATCGTCACAGGCCACTACCGATACCGTGGTCCCGTCCGCGATCATGGCGTTAATGGCCGACTGGATCTCTAATTCCCCCCGGGCTGATTTTTCCACCCCGGCCAGATAGTCAAAGATGAAAGGGGGGAGTTTGTAGAGCATGAGACTGGTCATTGATGAGGTGGGGTAGGCGGGTTTTTCGGCGATCCCCGCAATTTTGCGCCCCTGATAACTGATAGTACTCTGGTGGCGGCCTGGCCACCGTTCCCGCTTACCGCTCAAAACAATTTGGGCCGGGCACGCCATCACCGCCCGGATGTGGTCAGCCGGGAAGAGGCTGTCACAGCCCAATAGCAAGAAGGGGCTGGCCATCCCCCCCACCTGGGCCAGGGCGTCCGCCGTCCCCAGGGGAGTTTCCTGGACGGCCGCCTGCACCCTCGCGCCGCTGGGGGCGTAAATATGAGCGGCCAATGAATAGCCGTTGGTGACGGCAATAATATCGCTGACGCCTGCCTGAAGCAGGCTGTCCACGACGCGCCAGAAGATAGGCCGCCCCGCCACCATAACCATCGCCTTGGGGCGATCATCGGTTAAGGGGGCCAGACGGCTCCCCCGGCCGGCGGCTAATATAATTGCTTGCATACGCTACCCTCCATTTCAAAGCGGAAAGGCAATTCCGGCCCATAGGGCCGCATCGCCTCAGCCACGGCCGGATAGGTTTCCCCCGGACAGTATAGGAGGAGATAGCCGCCGCCACCGGCCCCGCAGACCTTTCCCCCGGTCGCTCCGGCGGCCAGCCCGGCTTCATACATCTCATCAATCACGGGGTTCGTAATCCGGTCGGCCAATGTCCGCTTGAGCCGCCACGATTCATTGAGGAGCGGCCCCAGCTCATCAAACCGCCGCCGGATCAAGCAATCCATAGCCCGTTCCGCCAGTGCCTTCAACGTCCCCAGGGCGACCAGGTTGGCGCCGTTGCGTTGCGCCTGGCGCTGTAGTAAGCGCTGGCTATCCCGTCTGGCCCCGGCGATGGCGAATAGTTTCAGCTTGTCTTGCCAGCGCCCAACCGGGCAGCCAAAGTCGTACAGCAGTGAGCGCACCGTAATTTCGTCGCGCTCAAAGCTGATCAGATTGAGACCGCCATAGGCGACCGCGATCTGGTCCTGGCGGCCGGGCGTTTTTTGCAGGATGTCCACCTCAATTTGAGCCGCCAGCCGTTGCAGTTCAAATGACAGCCGCCCCGGTTCTGTCTGCCAGTCCTGTACTACGCCGGCGTAATGAGCCAGGGCGTGCAACGCGCCCACGGTGACGGCGCTGGATGAGGCCAGGCCGGAGCCGTGGCCGGGCACGTCGGCCAGGGTGATAATTTCGACGCCCTGGGTTACGCCCAGCAGCTTTAACGCCTCCCGGATCAGGTCGTGTTGTAGTTCGTCCGGGCTGGTGACATTTTCTGTCTGGGTATAGCTCACCCGGATGGTCCGGTCGTGGCGTTCCTTGACCATCACGTAGACATATTTGTCAATTGAGGCGCTCAGGCAGCGGCCGCCGTGATCGTTGTAGTACGAGGGGAAGTCGGTCCCGCCCCCCAGCAGGCTGACCCGCAGGGGGGTGCGTGATAAATACATCCTCATCAGTTCTCCAGGTAAATTGTCAATTATCAATTGTCAATTATCAATTACTAATATCCAATTACCACAAGTTATAAAATCCTTATTCCTAAGCTCTTTCTCAATTGCCCTTCCCCCTGAGCGACCGGGCCACCAATCGGCGACCCGGCCGCCCGAAGAAAGGAGGATCGAGCGCCCCGCCCGGGCTGACAGGCGAGGCGAGTAGCGGGAGGCGGACTCGAACCGCCACTCTCCAGGGTATGAACCTGGCGCCTTTCCTTTTGGCTATCCCGCAATAAAGACCGGCTGCCCGGTCGGCCTATCCGCTTCAATTGGTCTCTGCCTTACGCGCTAAAAATTGGCCGATGTCGGCCAGCAAGGTTTCCATTTCAGGCGAGCGACTGCCGGTTCCCGTCGCCTCCCCCGGCGCTTCCGGGCCGGCCGCGGCCGCTTCCAGCTCATCCGGCGGCATACTTTCCGCCAGTAATTTGTCATCATCGCGAACCACATCCCCCCCGGTCTCATCATGCTCAAGGAATTCGCGGGGCAGATCGCCCTGGTCTACCGCCAGGTTGCGGGCCTGCTCCGGGGTGATCTCGCCACTCTCAATTTGGGTTTGGCGCGTTTCGGCCCGGGTCTTCTGAATCCCGGCCTCAGTTTCTTGCTCTTCGGGGCTCGGATCGGAGAAGGTGAAGAGAACGTTGGCGCTCAGGGCCAGTTCGTTCAGGGCGTGGCCGAATTGGGCCATCCAGGCCGATAAACCGCGCCCCCTTTGCTTACGCGCCAGGACCACGCTCTGATTGCCGGTCGAGCCCAATCCTTGCCGCCCGACCAGAGCCGGATTCAGGTCCTGGGGATCGAGGCCAATGGCGTTGGCGTAATTCAGGTCGGCCCGCTCGCGCTCCTGAGTGGCGTCAAACCCGTCCGGCAATTCCGCCAGGGGGATGGTTACCAGGTTCAGGGGCACGTCCCCAAGCACCGGCTGAATGGTTGCGCCCATAAAGGAACTGACCCCGCGCCGGTCGGCGTCCAGTTGGCTCCCCTGAATGGCGTCGCGGATTGATTTGCTGGTTGCGCCCCCCAAAAAATAGATTGCCTGGGGCCGCCGCCCCGAAACCTTTTCGTAGACATAGCTCTCAATGGCCGCCATTAAGGCGATTTTCTTGTAAGCGCGTTCAGCGGCCCCCATTGAAATACCCAGTTCCCCCTCGGTCGGGTCGGGCATATCAATGATGGGAATTACCTGGTGCCAACTAAGCCGCCGCACACCATCGCCGCCCTGGTAGTTGACCGGATATTGAGGGTCGCCCGTCAGCCGGCAGCGTAGCGGGTTCAGATGGTGGATGTTGATCACCTTGGAGCCGTTGGCCGGAGAGGCCCGTTCGATCTCAATGAAGGCCCGCCCCAGGGCCAGATAGGCCCCCAGGTGCATCGACAGGAACGGGACCCAGCCAAAGATGCCCATCCCGGCCCCGGCGTTCAACAGCCAGCTTTGCGTCCATTTGATCACCATTGGCCTGTTTCCTTCCAAGGCCCAGTTGAGAGAGGCCATTTTGGCGATGGCGATCCCAATGGCGTTGGCCCATTGGCCCTCATGGCGCGGCGCGGATAACAACAGCCGGTCCCGGCCGGTGTTGTAGCCATACAGGTCGTTATAGTCGGGCAATTCGGGGGGAAGCGCGCCGTGGCTGTAATAGGGGATGATAAATTGCACATAGCCCCCCCCGCTATCATCCTTTTTGACGCTATATTCAAGTTGTCTTTTTTGATCCAAATTGTCTTCAACGACCAACTTTGTGTTTGGCATTTCGCTCCTCTTTTTCGGCCAGCAGATCTCTAATGAAAATGATCAGCTTGCCCAGGGCTTCTTTATTTTCGTCTGTGGCCCGTTTATGCTCTGCCGCCAGCATTTTGGCGATGATCACCAACTCAGCCGGCTTTTTCTGGCGCAGCGTGGCGACGGTGTAGGCCGGTTTGCCCGGCCGGATGGCCACCGGGCGCGGTTTCGGTTTTAATAAGCGCGGTTTGATTTTTCTTTTCATTGCTTAATCATAAGCCTCATAGCGCAAACACCAGGCCAAATAACGGGCCTCATCCGGGCCGTGGTCAAATTGTTTCAGGGGGGTTTCGTTGGGGCCGTAGCTGTAGGCGCTCATCTCGGCCCGGAAATGGCGGCAGCGGGGATGGACCCGCAATCGCCGCCAACCGTTTTTGTCTGGCGCGATCCAACTGCGTAAATTTTTGATCCCCTCGTCCACCGCATGCGTCGCTTTGCGGCTGGCAATGCCGGCCCCCTGCAAGCGGCCCCGCAGTTGGGCGGCGCTGCTGTCAATGGCGGCGAATTCAGGCAGGGGATAGCCCAGGTCTACCACTTCATCAATTTGCGCTTCTTCCAGCATCTTGACCGCGTAATGTTCGTCGAAGCGGCAGAGTTGGCCGTCCGGCCGCAATTGGTAGAGGCCAAAGACACGCGGGTGGGCGTCGGCGGCGTAGGTGTTGGTGGTCGGGTCAATACCATTACTGAAGCGCGATCCGGCGCTATAGCCATCGTCCACCCCCCAATAAACCGGCCCCCCACCGGCTATATAGTCGGCCGCCTCGGTCACGTTCCCCTCCGCGTCGCCATCCAGCCAGACTTCATAGATTAGTCCCTCCGCTTTGACCCACAGCCCCACGGCCAGCCGTTGCCTATCGACGCCGGTCAGCATTGCCAGTGTGTCCAGATAGTCGGCCGGATTGTATTTGTTATCGGCCGCCCCGGAATAGTAGACGTTGGCCTCGCCGTTCAGGATCAGCCGGGTATTGATCCAGTGCAGGGGGCTGTCCGGGTTGCAGGCCAGGATGATCTGCCGCCAATCGGCCGCCCGGCCGCGCATCCTGGCCAGGACGGCGTTAAAGTCGGCCTCGGTGAATTCGGTCGCCTCTTCCATAAAGGCGATATCGACCCCCCCCCGCCGGCCAATCGAGCGTAGCCGTTGCAGATGTTTGCTATTTTCCAGGCCGATATAGGCCACAATGGAGCCGTTGCCATATTCAAAGCGCGATTTGCTGGGGAAATGCCGCGCCCCGGTTAGAAAGCTCTGGGTCTGGTCCAGGGCTACCTCGTCCTCGAAAAAGAGGCTGGTGCCACTGGTCATTGAGTCTTTGACTTTTCTGATGAGCAAAGCAAAAGCGCCCGGATATTTCAGACAATAGCCGTTGATTTTTTCCATGGCCAGATGGGATTTGCCGCCGCCGGCGCTGCCGGTCAGCAGCAGCAGCGGGCTTTTATCTCGCCAGGGGGCGACCTGCCAGGGTAATGGCTCAAACACCTTGATCGGTTTGGGGCGCCCGCTGACGACCCCGTTAAGAATTGTCTGTGTCGTCGTCCCAATCATCCGGGTTAACCGTCGTGTATCCTTTCACATCCATACTTCCCTGCACATTCAGATTGTCGGTGAAGAGGCCGTGATGTTTGCCTAATAACTCCAGGGCTTTTTGGGCGTCGTGGAGTTCGATGATAACCCGCCCCGCCACTTTGCCATCCTTGCCTTGCTTATAATGGGCCGTGACCTTTTTGACCAGCGGTGAATTTTCCATCCCGGCCAGATCGGCCGGCGTTAATACGTTGGCGAATTTGGCCATATCCGCCCGGGCCTGGTCCGATAGCCGGGCGAGAACTTCGCCGGGCGACATATGGCGTTCCCGGAAAGCCGCCAGGGCGATGGCGTCATCAAGCTCCTTTTGGCGGCCGATACGGGCCTGCCAGTGATGGTTATAACTCCACTTGGTTAAAGTGTTTATTTTCAAAGTGGGCGGCTTTTTTGCTAACCCCCCGCTTTCCGCCCGCTGACTGTATAGTTTACCTAATGATACCAATGACCGGCCCGGCCCCATCGTCCAATAGTCCACCAGAGCCGCGTGGGCCTTGGCGCTTTCATTGGCTATTCGATTAAGGGGCGCTTCCGGGTCAAAGTTGGTCATTGTTCTTTAGGGGTGAGCTGATTAGTTGCGGAGTTTCGCCGGTTAGATCGGACCAGCGCTGCAGGGTGACGGCCGCATAACCGGGGTCTATCTCGATGGCCCGGCATTGGCGGCCCAAGTTTTCACAGGCGATGAGAGTAGTGCCACTGCCGAGGAAGGGGTCATAGATAATTTCGTTGGTTTGGGTGGAGTTATTTATTAAAGAAGATATTAAATCTAAGGGCTTTGTGGTTGGGTGCAAATCACTTTGAATAGGTTTATCAAACTCCAGTGTTGATGTTTGAAAACCCCCGTAAAATTTATGTGTTCCGTCTTGTCGCCAGCCGTATAATATAGGTTCGTGTTTGTATTGGTAATCACTCCTACCAAGAACGTGATTATTTTTAACCCATATTAATTCGTGTCTTACTTTCCACCCTGCGTCGCCAATCATCATCATCATCATCATTTGGTCGCCACCTTGACAAGCAAACCAATAATATGAAGCGGTATCGTTGCTTGCCTCTAAAGCGTTCTTTGCCGCAAGATACCATAATGTTTTCATATCATCCATAGACTGATGATCGTTCTCAATGCGTTTTTGAATACGCTTGCCAAGGGCAACGCGGTTCAAAAACGCATTTTTATCGGCATAGCTTACGCCATACGGGGGATCCGTTAAAAATAGACTCGCCCTATCTCCCCCCATCACCCTCTCCACCACCGCCCTATCCGTACAATCCCCCACTATCAGCCGGTGGACGCCCAACTGCCACAATTGGCCCAACACTGTCCCCCATTCCTTTTGCAACTCAGTCGCCTTATCAATCGGTGGCGGCGTATCCTTTGGCGGCTCCGTCTTGAGCGCCCCCACGCTCCGCAAAAAATCCTCATCAAAGCCCGGAATATCTAGCGGCGCTTCTACCCGGCGCAGCGCTTCCACCAATTGGGCCTCATCTATCCCGGCCATATCAGGCAAGCGAATGTCGGCCAGCATAAACGAAACCGCTTTCGCCTCGTCCCAGTCCGAAACATCAATCGCCCGCAATGTCTTGACGCCCGCCTGTTGGGCGCCCTTTCGTAGCCCATGCCCGGCCAGGATGTACCCCCGCCAGACGACAATATTTTTCACCTGCTCAAAGGTAATCAAACTCTGAGCCAGGCCCTTTATCTGGCTCTCCGGGTGCGTATGCGGGTTTTCAGGATGATCTAGCAGCTCATCGACATTAACCGTTATCGCTTGCACTCAACCGTCCTCGTTTTGACAATTGACAATTGACAATTGACAATTAACAATTGACAATTGATCTCCAATCTCTCATTGATGACACCCCATCACCCCTACCGGCGCATTAAGAATTTTGACCAACTCCTCGCCTTCGACCCGGTAAACCGCCCCGTTGACGATCCCCACCTTCACCTGACCATAGCTGGTCGATACCCAGACCTCATCGGTGATAAATAGCTTGTCCGGGATGTCACTCAGCTTTAGGTGATGTTGGCCGGTGTTGTTTTTAATCTCGATTTTCATCTTTCGTCATCAACTCGGATTGATAATTGATAATTAACAATTGACAATTGACAATTATTAACAATTGACAATTGACAGATGTGGTCAAACATCGTCGTCCTCATCCCGCTTCTGGCCGTGCCCGTTCCCATTCCGGCCCAGCCAATTGAATAAATGCAGCGTCCACAATAACATCTTTTTCCAGACGGTCACATTGCTCCGATCCAGCCAACCGGCAAAGTGGTCAACCCAAATGTGCAGCCGGGACATAATATGAATGTCCGCCCCCACTATCGGTTTAATAATCATCCGTTTTATCGGTCGCCATAGTTTTTTCAGCATCACGCCCCCCGCTGGAGTTATTGGCCCTGATCTCCTTCAGGATAAAGGCCTGTATTTCCTTAACCTGGTGGATTACCTCTTTTAACGCCGCCATCCGCTCAATGATCATATCGAGCTTGGTGCTAACGATCTCGCGAGCAAACGTGTTGGCGTCTTTTAGCTGTGTCTGCGTCTCGGCGGTCATCATGGTTAATTGCTCCTCGGTGAAAGAGAGCGAGCTTAACTGACTCAACTGCTTCAGTTTAGTCAGGTTCATCTCCTCCATGCGGACGGCCTGATCGTGTTCCTGTTGGTCTTCCTTCAATTTGGCGTGATTTTTGAACGTGTCTTTAATGGTCTGGGGGATGATTGAAGCCAACTGAGATTGAAATAACTTGGCCAGGATGACGGCCAGTAGCGAGTACTCCGGCCAATTTTCCTGCACGCGCGTCAAAATCTCGTCGATGGTATCCTCCGCCGTTGCGTCGGGGGCGGCGCTTGCCAGGATCGCCCCCAACGCAACAAAAAAGCGCTTACAACCGGGGATCAATCCGGTTTTGGCAAGCGCTTTTATTATTATTTGGATTATAGCACAGAAGTTCTACTAATTCAATAGGCTGGCTGATTTATCGGATAGACCGGCTGATTTCGACGATAGACGATAGACGATGGACGACCATTGACAATTGTCAATTATCAATTATCAATTATCAACGTCTATCGTCCAATGTTCGCGCGCGAACATTCCCCCCACTTCTTGACCTTTTCCCCAAACCGATTTATAATGGAGGCCAACTAAAAAGCGTCGAGGCCTGGCAGTGTCGCAAGCACCACCAGACCTCTAACAAGCACAGTAAGGGAGACTTACCATGCAAGCTGACCATAATTGTAACACCCCCCTATCATTTGACCAATTTATAAAGCAACTCATTATCAGTTGTCCCGATTCCGATTCCGAGATCGCCATCGGCGGCGCGGCGCTGCTGGATGAGCAGCTCTACCAACTCCTGGCGGCCAGCCTGCTGGGGAGCCAGACCCAGATCGACAGCCTGCTAAACCTGGCCGGCCGCCGCAAACAGTTGGCCTACTGCATCGGCCTGATCAGCCCGGCCGAATTTGAGGAGCTGGGCGCAATAGGCAAAATCCGCAATCGCTTCGCCCACGACTTCCCCCGGCCCACCTTCCAGAGTAACGCCATCCGCCACCTGGTCAGCCTGTTGGCCAACTATCACGCCGGGCTGGTGGACGGCCTCGACCGGCGCGACATTTATCTGGGCGCCGTCCGCCACATGAGCAACCGGTTGGCGGCTCGCCTGGAAAGGGTCCGTCGTATCCGGGGCGTCGGCTAAAAAGCGGGCCGAGTCTGGATAAGGGCTAACGAGCGCTAACGTCGAAAATAGCATCAAACAAATTCCCGGCTCTACGCAGAGCTCTTCGGTCAAAAATAGCCTCGCGCAGATCGGTCTGGTACAAATCAGCCCCCCCCAGCTGGGCCTCGCGCAAAATAGCCCCACGCAGATCGGCTTTGCTTAGGTCAGCCTGATACAAATTAGCCTCGCGCAGATAGGCCTCGCGCAAATTAGCCCCACGCAGATCGGCTTTGCTTAGGTCGGCCTGATACAAATTAGCCTCGCGCAGATTGGCCCCACGCAGATCAGCGCCATGCAAGTCGGTCCTCCGCAGATCGACCCCCCGCAAGTCGGCCCCCCGCAAGTCGGCCCCACTCATCGACCACAGCGGGAGCAATCTTTTTCGAACCGCCCAGCCCAGCCACTGCCGCCACAGCGGATCAGCCAACAGCCACCCCTGAGCGGCCGCCGTCCACTCAACATCCGCTGTCGCCTCCCCCACGGCGGCGGCAAAGGCTGCCAACGCTTCCGGGCACGCGCCTACCGCTTCTAATTGTGATAAAGTGATAATCATTAAAATACCTCCTGTGCTTAAAAAATATCCGGTCGTCTATCGTCCATCGTCTATCGTCCATCGTCGGCCACCCCAATTATTTTTGAGGCTAATTTTTGGGCATAGGCAAAGGGGATGACAATCCCATGCGTATTGTAGCCCTTGCTCTGACTTTTGCTTGTAGCTCGTTCAGGAAACTTAGTTTTCAATTCAGCGATCTTTTGGCGCAGATGTTCCGGTCTGAAAACTAATATCATTTTATTTAACAAGGCGGCGTACAAAATCCAATCGGCCTGGCAAGTATATACCCAGCCCGGAGTGCAGGGGCCATCAACTGAAACAGTCTCTAAAAAAATATTCCCGGTGTAATAGGTCTGTATCCCCGACTTGTACTCGACGAAATAAATATCCTCTCCTTTGCTGAATATTCTATCGCCCAGACACAACACCCTTTCTTGATATTTGGAGGTTTGAACGATATCGAATTCGTCGCCAAAAAAGTCGTCCAAAAAACGCTCGACATCTTTCCCATTTTTAAATTGGTCGCTTTGCACAAACCAATCATCGCCCATTTTTAGCCAGTTCCCCAAACATAATCCGTTCAGGTAGCAAGCGCCAACACAACCAGAAGACCGGAAACTGGGCGCTAGAGTTCCAGCCCTTGCGAGGCATTTTGAAATCGACCCTTTTATCTAACAGCATCATTTCAAATCCATATTGCTGCAAAAGTTGTTGGGCCGTTTTTGTGCCCAACATTTCAACAGGGACCAAAAGGGCGAACGGTTTACCTAATTGGTAACATCTCTCCAGCCATTGAAATTTGATACTGAAGGGGGGATTGGTGATCAGGCAATGCCAGTGGACAGGTTCGTACTCGAAAAAGTTCTGGCCGGTTTGAATGTCAGAGGCAATAACTTGTTCCGATTCAAAACCGCCATCATATAGGGCCTCAACCAGACTAAGCTCGCCAGCCGCCGGTTCCCATATCGTCCAGCCCGGATCAAGGCGCGAAATAAGCGGGTCAAGCGCATAAGCAGGGGTTTGACAGCCGTCATACCCTTGAGGGGTGTATATATCAACCGGGCGGCTGGCCCGCTCATCTCGTTTGTAGTTATAGGCTCTCTCAGGCTGAGCCACTATTTTTTTTGCTTCCGGGATACTAATTTCACCAGATTTTACTTGCTCAAAAACCTGGGGGGCCTCGCGCTTGAGGCGCTTGGCGTCTGAAACGTAGCGGCCATTTGCGCCTACGGCGGCGGCGGCCTGGTCGCGGGCTTGACCCTTTTCGGTTAAGGAATTTTTTCCTTCACCGAAGACAGGTTCGCCATCTTTTGACTTCCCTTGTAACTGTGTGGCAACCTGTCTCTCTTTCGCCTCAGCCGCAAAAAACGGCTCGAGTTCTACCGCCAGGGCCGCCTTTTGCCCGCTGGTCAAATGCCGTCTATGCAAATTAAGGGACACGACAAAGCTAACCAGACTGCCTTGCCCGTCCCAGGTTTTATATCTTGGCGCAACCCCTACTTTTTGACAGGCGTTATACCGATTCCGCCCATCAATAATCTTCCCGTTGGGATGCAGCCAAATAGGTTCCAATAAGCCATTTTCTAAAATATCTTGACAAAAATCGTCAAATTCATCCCCTTGCAATAAAGGAAATAAATTCGCTACCTCGTGAAATTCTCTCATAATTACCTCGCCATCGTCCATCGTCCATCGTCCATCGTCCATCGTCGGCTGTCAATCGTCCGTCGCCGTCCCCAGCCCCTCAACAAAAGCCCACGCCACCGCCGGCCGGATAGCGTACCGCAGCCGGCTGTGCGCCCGGCGACAAACCGCCTCGAGCTGGCCCTGGTCGATCAGCTCATAGAGGCGCCGGGTGGTCAGGCCGGTGTGGCTGGCCACCTGGGCCACCGTAAAACAGCCGGGATGGGAGACGCTTTTCGGCCTGGTCAATGGATCACGCCGCCCCAATCGGCCCGCCCGGCGCAGCGCCCCGATCTGGGCTGTTAGCCGCTTTTGCCGGGCCTGATAGCGGGGAAACCGCTGCAGATAGTCGTTCAAGCGCCCCTCGCGCTTAACCCGCATATATTGGGCCACCGATTCGCGCTCCACCAGCCAGATCCCCTGTTTTGAGCCCAGGCAAGTGGGCAGCTTCCAGGCCCGGATCACCCCGGTTTGCAAATAGCGACTGAAGTGCGTCTCTGACAGGCCGGTCAGGGCCATCCCCTCTTTTTTGCTGATCACCTCAGTCTGATCGAGGGCCTCCAAGATGCCCTCCTGATCGAGCAATCGCTCCCGATAATCGACCAGAAAGCGGGCCAACTCCGCCAGGCTAACATAGCGCTGTTTGCCCGCCCGGCGCGTCCGCAATAGCCCCAAATGGTAGGCCTCATCAAGGGTGTGGTGTTCGGCCAGCTCGCCCGCCAGCCGGGCCGCCTCATAAAGGCTGACCTCGCCGGCTTCCCCTTGATAGGCCCGGATGGCGAGCTGGCCGGCCCTGACATTGACCGAGGCTTTAGTCCGTAACGCCTCCGTCACCCCGGTCTCCCGTCGTAACACCCGGCTGACCCGCTCAACCACCTCAGCCAGCGGCAGCCGGCCGTACCACTGCCGCAACACCGCCTCCTGCGCCGGCGACCAGGCCCAGCGTTCCCGCGCCGCTCCCTCCGCCTCAAACTCGGCCAACAACGCAGCCAGATCAGTCGTCAGTCGTCCATCGTCCATCGTCATTTCCGCGCCACCACCTTCCGCACAATCGCCCGATTCTCAAAAGCCGAGTTAAAGGCCTCCTCAGCCAGCTCTACATCAAACGCGGCCAGGCTATCGGCGCAGCGCTCAAACAGGTCGCCATTTTGCTGGATGACACCCACCAGCAAGGAAAGTAATTTAGTCACCACCGTCGCCTCTGGTTTCTGCGGCGGCGCTTTGGCCGTCCCATTTCGATAGTGGCCATTTTGGCCCCCCTGCGCGGCCGCTATCTTATCCACCAGCCCCTCGATAGCTTTCGTTTTCTTCCCCTGCAACCGGGGCGCCAGCTGTTCCTGTATCCCGGCCGGCAACTTTTGCAAATAGCGGGCCGCATTAATAGCCATAGCCCCACTGGCCACCTGTGTTTGAATAGCCGGCGGCCAGGTCAGAAACTCCAGCCGGGCCCGCAGTCGTTCTTTATAGATCCCCAGCCGGCGGATAACCTCCGCCTCACTCAGGCCTCGATCCAGGAGAGCCTGATAATACTTGGCCTCCTCAATCGGGTTGAGATTCTGGCGCTGGATATTTTCCACCCCCATCAGGACCAGGCGTTCCGTTTCATCCCCTTCAATTTCGATCACCCGGCAGGGGAGCAACGGGGCCTCAGCCCCCAGGCTGGCCGCCGCCCGCCACCGGCACTCGCCCATCACAATCTCATAAGGCGTCGCCCCCCCCGGCGTCGCCCGCACCGTCAGCGCCTGCAACACCCCATTGGCCTTAATCGAGGCCGCCAACCGCTCAATCTCCGCCTGATCAATTCCCCCACTCCGCACCACCTGATTGAGGGGAGAGGGGCTTAAAGCCGAATAATGCAAATTGATTGTATCAGTCATACAGTCTAACCCTCTTATTATCAAAAGACTTTTTCAATCGTCCATCGTCCATCGTCCATCGTCGTTCCCCCGGTCGGACAAACAGCCCCAGCCTACCCCCTCCGCCTGCCAGCCCAGGGTCTGCTTATTTTTTGCGGCTTCAGCCAGAGCGTCAAACTCCGGCGCTCTGGTCGCTCTGAAACCGGTGTAAGCCACCTTATAGCCACACTCCTGAGCGGCTATAGCCAAATCGCTGATAGCCTGGCCGCGTGTCTCGGCGGCTACAATTGTTCTATCGCCCTCTCCCCAGCTGGGGATAACCACACTAAAGGCTTTCATTGATTACTCTCCTGGTCAAAAGGTTCTTCCCATCGTCCATCGTCTATCGTCCACCGTCTATCGTCCATCGTCTATCGTCAATCGTCCATCGTCGTCCTTACCCCAAGCCCCTCAAACACCGCCAACTCCTGCCAATCACAATAGGGGCAGAAGACAATATCTTCCATCTCCCCCTCAATCACATCCCGGCCGGCAATTAGACCGGCCCGACCGCAATCCGGACATACTCGCTCAAGGTCGGCCGGGGCCGGGGCGTCCTCTCCACCCTCCGGCCGGTAATCCTCAGCCTTGAGCCGGCCTTCGACCACCTGGCCGCCCGTAATCGCCTGGCTCTGGGCCACGCCCAGGCGCTGGTTGATCGTCGTCCGCATTATATCCAGATCGTGGCTAACCAAGAGCCGCTCCAGATAGACATCCAGCCAGGCGGCCATCTGGTAATTGATCGTCCGCGCCTGCGTCCCCAGGGCGACCAGGTCGGCGCAACTCAAAGCGGCCTCATCCGGGACGGGTCGGACCAGCGGGGCCACCAATTGAGGCTCCTGCACGCTGGGCAGCGGCAGCCCGATGCAATCCCCCATTTTCGACAGGAGCGGGCTGGGGTTGAG